GTGATGCCCACCCTGACCAGTACCTCAATGAGGTTGTCGTCGTCGGCCACGTCGGCGGCGAATGTCGCATGGCTGAATCCGGTAAGAGCGCCAGCCGCTCGATCGCGATCAACCGCTACGTCCGCCAGCCGGACACCGAGGACCCGGTCGAGATCACCGACTGGTACCGCATCCGCGGCTTTGGCTACAACCTCGAGAAGCTCGAGCGCATCCTCACCGGGGCCCTGATCCAGGTGTCCGGCTCCCTGAGCCAGATGACCTCGGCCAAAGGTGAGCCCTACTGCGAGGTTCGCGCCCGCTCGATTCGCATCCACCGCAACAAAGGCGGCGGCGGCAACCCAGCCGCTGGCACCACAGCCGTTGGCTACGACCAGGAGTCCTACATGGGCACACCGGATGACATCGGCACCACTTCCGACTGGAACTGACTCTTCTCCACCCATCCCATCCATCCATGCCACTCGCAGACCTCTTCCCCAAGGGCTCCTACACCCCTGAAGACTCCTCCTCCTCCTCCCGCTACTTCAACGCCAAGAAGCTCAAGGACGGCGAGTCCACAACCCTACGCCTGTGCGGCACCCCCTACACTGGCCACGCTGTCGCCGGCTACACCTACTTCACGATGGAGGGCCGCCCCAAGCGCTTCCCCCAGTTCCCCAAGAACTACCTCGACGACGTCGGTCTGACCTACGAGGGCAAGATCCAGGGCACCGGCGAGAAGGACAAGCCGGTCTTCTTCCTCTCCTGGTGCTGCCTGCGCAAGGAGGCTCCCGATGAGTTCCAGATCTTCGACATCACCCAAGGCAAGATCCGCGAGCAGATCGAAGCGGTCCTCGACATGGAGGACTACGAGATCAACAACGGCGAGCTGGCCAACTTCTACCTGACGATCAGCCGCAAAGGCCTCAAAACCGACACCAGTTACACGGTCGTGCCCACCCTCAAGGTGGCCACCAAGGCTGACCAGCAGCGCTGGCTTGACGCCAGGGACGGCATCTGGCTGCCCGCTCTTTACGAGGGCGGCGACCCCTTCTGCGGCAAACCTTCAGAGCCCACTGCCGCCCCGGAGTCCTCGACGCCGCTCACCCGCCGCGACGACCTGGGCGCCGACCACGAGATTGGTGCAGCAGGGGGCTGGTGACCCAATGGCCTACTGGAGGAACTCGATCAGGTCCGCAGTAATCATCAGCCTGCTGGTGCTACCTGGCCTCCTGTTGGGCCTGGTCTGCCAAAGGGCTCTCGTTCTTTGGTTGCTGCCAACCTAGAGGTCTTTAGTCTCGGCGTCAGCGATTCCGCTGGCGCCTTTTCTGACGGCTGCCACCACCTCCTGACGGATCTCGTCTCGGTGCTGGGCAGTGAACGGTGCGCCAGCGATCTCCTTCACCAGGAATCGCACAACAGAAGGGTGGAGCACCAGCACATGGTGCGCCAACTGTCCGCATAGCTCTCTCAGTTCTTTTTCTCCCAGCTTCTCGATCCCGCTCAAGAACTGTCTCAACCGCAACAGTTCTCCCACTGATGGCTCAAGTGCCTGGCTGCCACAGCTCTCAGGGTGTTCCATAGGTTTTAACAGTCGTGCCTTCAATTTAGACGTATGCAACTTTCACTGGCCGCTCGTTCTCTCCTTTCCGACTTCCGTGATCAGCTCACCAGCCCTGGCCACGCCTTCCCCTGCGGCCGCCACAGCGGCTTCCTTTTGGTCGCCCCTCCTGGCACCCCCGTCTGCGACTGCCACTCCGCTCTTGACTCCTTGATCTATGCAAGACACATCGGGCGATATGCCCACATCGACACCATCGAGCAGCAGCCGGCCTTCCTTGCCCTGCAATCCCCTGATCCTGGAGGCCTTGCGCCAGGCCACTCACAAAAGCCAGGTGCGTCTTCTCTTCCAGCGCCATGATGAAAACGAGATCAACCAGGCCTGGCACTGCCTCGACCCGATCGATCGATCGACACTGCTCCTCTGTAAGAACTTCGATGGCACCATCGTCCCCGAATTCGACCAGTCCGACCTCTGATGCCCTGGTCGTCGAGGTGACTGGCATCCGCCAAGCCCTGGACACCCTGGCCTCTCAGCAGCAGAAGACTGAGCAACTCCTGCGCCAGCTGAACAAGGCCCTTGCGGACCTCACCAAGATCGTCGACGGCTTCACGGCCGGAGGCAGCAGCTTCCGCGCCTACCAGACCGACCCCATGGTCCTGATGTACGCCGCCATCCTGGGCCCCGTGCTCAGCGACCGCCTCGACGGCCAGACCGCCGGAGCCGGTGGCGACTATATCGCCGAGATGACCAAGGGCTCCGCCGTCCTGGCCCGTCAGCTGCTGCGCACGCTCGATGAGTATCGGGGCAGCAGAGAGGGCCTGGACTACATCGAGTCCGAGATGCAGGGCTCAACATTGTTCCCAGGAAATCCACCTCAATCCAGTTCTCCAAATGACCAACCCAACTGAATTCTTTGCCCTCGAGGCTCTTGAGATCATTCCGCCCAACTTTGCTCTGGCTTACGCCTCTCTCGCTCGCAGAGTGGCTGCCGTTGACGCCATTCTTGCCAGCAAAGAGGACCTTGTTGGTCGGATCCTTCGCTCCCAAGAAGAGGTATCCAGGGCCATGAAAATCATCGAACAGGTCGAAACCCCTGTCATGCTTGTCAGCTCGCAACCCACTCAACAGGAGGACTACGAGTGATGAAAGCAACTATCAATTCAACCGGAACTCTTGATGTCATTCCTGAGACATCTATTGAAGCGTACGCACTCCGGCAGTGGTGGAGCAACTTTCAACATGGAGGCCAAACAAGTTCCTTGCATGTGCGTGTGAACCCCAATTCATCTACCCCCGCAAGTGAAGGAGATTTATGGCTGACAGCAGAAGCCTCTACTGGCAGTGCCCAGAATGTGGCCAAGTCATCTCTGAAGAGAAGGAGTCCAATGGCCAACGAACCCTACATCTCTTTTCGTCAGCGTATCTGGCAAGAACCAGTCTTCTACTTGGATGAAGATGTATTCACAAATGGCAAGGGCGGCCCACCTGTTGCTCCAACAAGGCATCAGGTTGACTGCTGGAAGGCAGAAGCATCGAACTTTGCCTCAACCCTGGACGAGCCTCCCTACGGCCGCCGAGATCGCTACGACTTGATCGCCACACGCGCCTACCAAGCTGGCTTTTCCGCATCCGAGCAGCTGCGGTTTGCCGACGTTGCCTATGCCCTCTTTGATCCAGACGGCAACCTGCGTCACGCGGCTCGCGATGTCCTGATCGCCAAAGGCCTCATCTCCGGGGAATCCACCAATGGCTAACTGGAGAGAGTTGTGTGCTGAGCTCGTTCGCGCATCTGATGCCGTTCACCATGACGCCGCCGCTGCCGAGGGTGATTTCCTGGCGGCAATAGACAACGCCCGCGCCGCCCTGGCCCAGTCCAAGCCGGAGGGGGTGGGGCCAATCACAGATGGCCGTCCCATGAACCAGTCTTACTGGTTGGCATTACTTGGGCACGATGCCTATGCAGCATTATTCCAATCAGTGGACCAGTACCGATCAGCATTGATCGAACGTGCGTCATCACCACGGGCCCAGCCCGAGCCGGCGGGGCCGAGCCACTGGGATGTTTGCCAATGGTTAGAGCAGCAAGGGCATTGGGGGGACAACGCGCACCGCATCCCCCGAATTGCGAACATGGTCCAAGGCGCTCTCACCCGCTACACCCACCCCGCCATCGAGCCGTTGCCCGTGGCAGAGCGATTGCCGGGGCCGGAGGATTGCGATGCGGAGGGGAGGTGTTGGTGGCTGACACTGGCAGTAGCTGATGGTGGCCGTGGTGGATATTCAACCTTTTGGGAGCTGACAACTTTCAAGGCCGCCGTCCGATGCGCGTCCCACTGGCTCCCCCACAACGCCCTGCCGGTGCCCGGTGCGGAGGTGGGGTGATGACTAACGACACTGATGTTCTTATCGTTTTAATTTTGGCTGTTGCAGCTGTAAGTATCACCGCATTGTTAACGCAATGACCACCCCACCCCTATCCCCCGCCGCGCAGGCGATTGATAGAGCGCTTGCTGATTGCATCCAGCTACAAGGTGAAATCATTAGGGCGCGACCATTGGCCGCCGCCGCGCTGATTGCTGCAGCGGATCAACCGTATGAAGTTCCTGCTCAGTATCGCGGAGAGGATTATTGGATGTATCGCCGTGGTGTAGAGGCCGAACGGGGCCGGAACCTCGCCATCGCCGCCGAGCTGCGGCAGGAGGGGCGGGCATGACCCACCCATTCCGCCCACGTCCCACCCATCCCACCACCCACAAGAGATTTCAACTAATGGACCTTTGGACAATGCCCGTTGAGATTACTTCCGATTACGGGCACATCGGCAACATTTTCTGGTGCAACAGCAAGCCTGCGCCACACCGCAGCCCGTGGATGATGCGGCTCGTTACCTATTGGGGCTTTACCCTGATCGGACGGCCAGAGCCCGGAATCATGTACGGCACGGAAAAGCCCTTCGCCCCCTAGACACTTTCACTACGAGAACCACTATGACTGACCTATCACCCGCCGCTCAAGCCGTTTGGGCTGCATATCTCAACCATTCAGAGATCGATGAAACCCCTGCGGATCTCCCGGCTCTCGCTGTCGCCATCAAGGCGCTGGCTGATCAGGTGGTGCCAGAGGAAGTGCGTGTGCGCAAAGGAATGCGGCCTGGCGGCATTGGCTCCACTACGCCGACCGAATGGATACAGGATCAACGGCTGCATGTCCGCCGTCAACTCCTCGCCATCGCCGCTGAGCTTAAAGGCACTCTAGCCCAGCCCGAGCCGCAGCGATTGACAGTTCAAGAATGCAACGACATGCGCAAGCACGGTGAAAACTATATCTGCGAAAGTCGAGACGGCAAGGAGATTCAACTTGACGGCTACTTCACCAGAGAAGACCTGACAGAGCTGGCCAACACCCAACCCACCACCCACTAGACATTCGCACTACTGCCAATGAGTCAATCTCAACTGCCCCGCCCCCTCTCCCCAGTCGCTCAGGCGGTGCTGGACGAAGCCATCGGAATTGCGCACCACCGCCTTGCTGGCATGGGCACAAGTCGAGAGCAGTTCTCCAGGGTTATTGCTCCCATCGCCGCCGCCGCCCTCTATACCGCTGCGCATCATCTGACACACGATCGCCGCCAACTCGCTGCCATCGCCACCGAACTGGAGGCTCAATGACCACAAGCCATCTCACCAGTCGCGCCCAACGACTGATCGAATCATTCGAGGAGGGCGGTTCCGTCCGCGAAGGCATCGCCAACGTGCTCCTGCACCTGGCTGCCGCCTGGGACAGCTACAGCGACGACACCACTCTCCACGGTGTTCGCGCTTCTGTCCTGGAAGACTTCGCCGAAGAGCTCACTGCACCCACCCTGCTCGACCGGGCCCTGGCCGGCGATCGTGCAGCAGCCAGGGAGTTTCTACAGGGGCTCGGAATGATCGATGCCGACGGCCAACTGCTGCCGCCGTACCGCCCAGAAGACCTGCAAGACTGACACCCGCCCCCATGAAGCGCTACATCCACCTGCTCGTCTCCGTAGTCCATCCGACCTGTGAGATGTCGATCAACCGCTACTGCCTCGGCGTCTCCCTCGATGACAGCCGCATGAAGGGCTTTGACCCGGATCACTGGGCCGAACCGACCAATCGCCAGCGGCTGCTCTCCTTGCTCTGCGAGGACTGGCTCACCGACAACTGCGCCATCGTCGGCTGCGAAGAAATCTCCGGCGCTGTGCAGTGGGAGGACTGCATTCGCGCCTAAAGATTCACGTTTCGCCCCGCTAACCTTGTCTCAGTATGAGACGGGTGGATGCTGCCGACGCGGTTCGAAGTCAACGGGGTCCGCTACTACCGCACCGGCGACGACGCCACCAAGGCCTACCCGTCGGTGACAGCCATCCTCGGCAAGACCGCCGGTGCCAAGGCTCAGCAGACCCTCGCTCAGTGGAATCTGCGCAACCCTGGCGCCCGTGAAGCGGCAGCCAAGCGGGGCTCCATCATCCACGCTGCCTGCGAGGCCTACATTCGCGGCCGCTCCATCGACGTCCCTGAAGAGCTCCTCCCGTACTGGGACGGGCTCTCCAAGCACCTCGATCGCTACGACTCCTTCATCTGGTCAGAGAAACCCCTGCGGCCTGAGTGGTCCTTCTGTATCGGCGAGGAGGGTATCTCCCGGGTCTGGTCTCACCAGCACCGCTACTGCGGCTGCCCTGACCTGGTGGGCCTGCGCAAAGGTGCTATCTGGCTGGCGGACTTCAAGTCCTCGGTCGGGCCCTACAGCCGCTACTACCCCAGGGAGGACAACCGCGCCCAATTCGGCGGCTGGAGCAAGTTTCAGAAGTGCGGCATCCAGCTGGGCGCCTACGCCATTGCCCTCGAGGAAACCCTCGGCATCTCCGTCGATGTCGGCCAGATCATGGTCACCACCCCGGAGATCACCCAGAGCTTCGTGCTGCGCGGCGACGAGATGGAGCGCTTCCGTTACAAGTGGCTGCAGCGGGTCGGCGACTACTACCGCCTGATCGCGCAGGAGCAAGAGCTCGCTGAGGCAGTAGACCAGGAACGGGTCTTAGTGGCTGCCTAGGCTTTCAGCAGTTCCTGCTACCGCCAGTGCCTGTCCAGCTTCCCTCTGACCAGCTCCTCAAGAAACACCTGGATCGCGCTCGAGACCTCGCACCGCAGGAGCAGGGACCAGTGCCTTTTCCGCCAGCGCTGCCCACCGGCGCCCAAGCCCTGGGAGGCGGAATGTCCCTGGGCTCTGTCCAAGCGAGTGAGCCCCTGCCTCCGATGAACATCGGAGCCGGTTACAGGAACATCTACGGCACTGACATCAACGCGAGCTTCGATCCGGTTTACGGCACAGTCCGCGGCTCTGCCACGATCCCGGTCGGAGACGCCAGGAATGGCTTCTATTTCGAGGCTTCCGGCGGCTACAACACAGGCACCAGGCAGCCTGAGGGCTTCATCGGCGTGCGAAAGCGCAACCTGTCCAAGGACAAAGGGATCGCTGAGCAGCAAATGGGTCTTACTGATCCCAATCGAGATGCCTACTCCTACGGCATCCACCTGAACAAGCCCCAATCTCCCTCCATGGGAATGCCCTTCATGGGAATGCCGTCCATGGGAATGCCGCCTGGTGGCCTGCAAATGCAGCCCTACCAGATGATTGGCCGGTAACCAGCGCGATCGCCCTACCTACCATGGAGCGCAGGCTTCTCGCGCCTGCCTAAGTCACGCAACATCTGAGCCTTGGAAAAACAGCGCTACCGCATGGCAGGCGAGGGGCTAGGGGTCGAGCCCGCCCAGGTGGTTGATCCACCGGCGGAGGCTTCCGAGAGCCCGAAGCCCAGGCCCGAGCGGGACCCCGGCCTGCGGGCTGCTGTCGTCTGCCCCATCCCAGGACTGCCTGCTGACAAGTGCTGCCGGAGTTTTCCTTGCCGGCGACTGCCGCCCGGAAGCAAGCAGCCGCTGCCGGGGCTGGACCTGGGCCCAGTCTAGGTCGTCGTTCGCGCGAGGTTCACCAGCTCCAGTTGCAGCTCCAGTAGCCCGGCGTGGTCTTGTCGTTCTTCTCCTCGCAGTTGTGGCGGCTCTTGAAGCCCGCCCTGCGCTGTTCGTCGCCGTGGCCGCCGCGTCCACCAGGGCCGTTGCGATAGTTCTCCATCGATGGATCCCCAAAGCGCACGATCCGGTCTTTTCCGTCGTCCTTGACCAGCACGGCAAACTCCTTGCTGTCGCCAGGCGTTCTCTTGGGCTTGTTGTAACCCTGGAAGACCTCGCCGGCGTAGCGAATGATAGCCATCAGAAGCAACAGTAGCACCCTGGAGCAAACAACGGGCCATACTCCATTGTTTGGCTACCGTTTTTGACTTCTGCTTTGCTTGTGGTTTCCTTGGCGGCAAGCGGCAAGGAGGGCGCGGAGGGAGGAGCCGGTAAGGCCATGGCTCTATCTCTTTCTCCAATTAACCATAACCTCTCTTGCTGTTCCTTTATTGCCTCCTCCTGTTCAGCAACGTCAAGTGCGTGGAACCGCTTGGCCTCAGCTTCCAGAAACTCGCGCCCCGTCATCACCAGACTCCATCCCTGATCGCTTGATCAATACTGACACGCAGAGGCAGCAGCTCGCTTCTCCAGAGCCCCGGCTCCGCCTGGTAGTCCCTGGGGTCACTACCAGGGAGGGGGTGCAGCAGCAGCTCCCTCATGCGGAGCGCTCTCTCCATGGGCGGCTCGGGAGGCATTGTCTTGGCCAGGTTCATCAGTTCCGACAGCTGGATCGCCGCCAGTGCCTGCTCATCCTGCGACGCGCGGGGATCGGCCAGCACCGCCATGAACGGCGCAGCTTGCTCGCTGAGAGCGGCGCCGGCCATGCGGGTCATTGTCCGCTGCCCCCTTTCACCGGCACGCAGTTGGGCACCTTACGGCCGCCCTTGGTCTTTGTGCCGATTGCTTCGTAGCCCTTCCAGCAGGCAGCAGCGAGTTTGTCTCCGGCCATCCTCATGGGGTCACCTTACTCCGACCTTGGCAGCAGAGGCCGCTGATTGCCAGCCGTAGCTGTCACCGGTCCAGACGACCGGCTTTCCGCCCAGTACCGCCCTAGTGCCGATCTGACGACCGCTCCTGTTGCCACCGAACAGCAGCCCGCCCGCCTCGCTGATTCCCAATTCAGGCAGCCGCAGGGAGCCGATGCCCCAGCGTCCGCCTCTCTGCCTGGCCTGGCGTGCACGGTTCAGCTGCTCTTCGGCCCTCTGGCGGGCGGCCACGGCCTGGGCCTGGCTTTGGCGGCTGTCACCCCCAAGCTGGGACACCACGGCGACCGGATTGCCAATCCGAGTGGCGCCCGCGACTGCCGGTAGGACCCGGGCCGCGGCCTTAGGTGCCACTCGCTGCAGAACACCTGCCCCCGCTCCTACGACTGGAGCGGCAGCGGTGCCGATGGCGTAGTCCCTGGCCACGATGCCCGCAGCAGCGCTGGGTCGGCCTTGCTCCACCGCCTGGCGAAACTCGGGGTCGAACAACGGCACCGAGCCGGCGATGTCGGTGGTGACATTGGCTCCGGTGCGGATGGCGCCGCTGACCCGGTCAACCGCTCTTCCTCTGCGGGCCTTGCTGGCAAGTTCCAGGCCCCATTCAAGATCGTCTGGCGCTGCATTGATCCTGGCGGGAGGATTCGATAATTGATTGATCCTGTCTACGTAGGGAAAGATCCCTTCGTCCTGCCATCCTCTTCCCACCTGCAAGGAGCCGCTCATGGCAGCATCTGAAAGATCAGCCGCATGAATTGCGCCACCCAGTACGGGCCTTGTCGGTTTGTACTCGCCCGACTTGACCGCTTCCTGATACCCGCGAACCAGGTCCTGAGCAAATGCCTTGCCTCTCGACTTAGCGATATTCATATCATCTGGATCAACCCTTTGAGGATTTCTTAAGTCTGGCGAAGGCATGAAGCCTTCTTCTGGATTCCAGTCTCCCGAGCCCTGGAAAAAGGTTTGATCACCCTTTCTGAATCTTTCATTTGCAACTTTAATTACAGAGTTCAAATCCCCCTCTTGCTCATTCGCCCTGTAAAGCACCTGCTGTTGCCATGTGCCGGAGCCCCTCTCGAACGCTTGTGGGTCGGCTCCCTGTTCTATTGAGCGTTTTTTGTAAGACTCGTAGTCCTGCCTTTCCGGCATAAAGCCATAGTTGACAAACGAAGACTTTAGTCTTTCTCCGTCTCTTTTTCTCAGTTCCAAGAGCTCTTCCGGCAAGTAACTTGCTGGATTGCCTTGAATTGTTCCAGAGTTGTAAAGCTCTCCGAACGCCGCTTTGTCAGCAGCGTTCTGGAGAAGCTCTCCATAGATGGTTGCCGGAGCGTTAACCACCTTGTGCGCGCCATCGTGAAACGCGAATGGAGACCCTTCCAGCTGTGGCTGTAGTTCCAGGCCATACAAATCAGTAAACTCTCTTGCCACCGACTTGAGCGATGCCCTGTTTCCGCTTCCTGGGTAAGCAGCCGTGTCTACCTGCTCCCGCGAGCCTTGTATGACCCCTTGCCCGAGCTGGCTGGCTGGCGACTGACCAATCAATCTCCCGAGTCCCTGGGCGCCAGGCTGAAACCCCTGAAGCCCCTGATTTCTTTTCAGCAACTCCTGCTGCGCCTGCCGGGCCCTCTCAAGCGCCTGCTCTCTCTCGGTCACGAGCCAGCCCTCCGCACCTGGAACGGATCACCGCCGCCGCCACGCTTGCGCATGAGGGCCGCCAGGGCAGCAGTGCCGCCGCCGACACCAGCGCCGGCCAGGACTGCCGGGATCGGAGAGACGCCAGAGCCCATCTCGCCGGCGGAGATCACGTCCATCGTGGTCACTCCCTTCTCTGACTGCCTGGCCATCAAGTCGATGTCCTTGGCCGCCAAGGTCGCCAGTGATGCAGCCAGATCGGGTCTGGCCTGGCGGATCTGCATGGCAAGCTCGATCCCCTTCTTGCCCGCCGGTGAATCGGCCTGGACTTCGCCATCAGCTGGGAGCATTTGACCATCCAGGATCCCGGCAGCGACAACCCGGTCCATCATGCTCATCTCCCCCTGGGAGAACACCTGCTCATAGGCCATCACCAGCTCCTCAGGCTGGGCCGCAACCGCGGCCCTGAAGTCCTTGCTGCCCTGGGCCAGGCGATCCATTTCGTCATGGGCCAACTGATCAGCAGCCAGGGCTGCCCCGCTGCCAGCCGCTCCGATCAGGGCCAGTTCTCCTGCGAATCTCATGAGACCCCCATCTCGGCCAGCCGCTGGGCCACGGCCTGGGCGATGGCTTCTTCCGCAGGGATCTGGCGATCCCAGTTCCAGTCATCAGCGCGCTGGGTCCAGGAACCCGGCACCTGAAGCAGCCCCGCCTGGTCCGCCAGGAATGGCGCCAGGTTGCCGCCCCCGATCCCGGCGCCAACACCAGCGGCCAGGGAGGTCACGCCCAGGTTCATCAATGTGGACGGCGGCACCCGGCCGGCCAACGGCGAACTGCGATATGCCTGCTGCAGGCGTCCATGGACCTGCGGATGCCGGACCCTGAGCGCCTCCAGCGCCTGTCCCGTCATGGCGACCGACTTCCTGTTCATGAACTGCCGCGCCTTAGCCGCCGCCAGGCCGCCACCGGCGCCAGCTAAGAGCGACTCCAGAATCATTCGCTGATCGCCCTTGCTGCGATCGTTCTCCTCGGCCAGATTCCCGTAGGCCGACAACCCGGCAGACAGGACACCCTGGCCCATGCCTGCTGCCATGGGCTCGCGCATCAGCCACTGGCCGAGTGCTGCCATCCGGGTCATAGTTGAGCCCCTCAGTCACCCCACGATAACCAGGACCCAGCGGCCCCTCCCGCGCCAGCCAGGGCATACGCCAGCAGCTGCGGCAGCCGGGCGCCGGCCAGGCGCATCGCTCCTGCGGCAGCCGGGCCGGGCGGCAGGTTGATCGGACTGATCGGCGGTGCTCCAGGTGGGCGGCCACCGCCGCCAGTAGTCGGACTGGGCCTCCGTAGCGGAACCCTTGCGTTCGCCGCTACCGCCAGGTCACCCAGGCTCAGCTCCATCTGCTGGCCAACAGCTTCAGGGCTCCGCTGCCAGCCGTAGCCGACAACCCCGGCCGCGGCCATCTCCTGCGGGCTCAGCCCCAGCGGCGACCTCAGCGCCATCAGCATGGGATTCATCCCCGGCAGGCTCAGCTGATACGACTCACCGCGCCTGGCAGCCGCCTGCAGCAAGGATCTGCTCGCCTCCCGGCGGCGGGCTTCCTGGACGGCGGCGTAATTCAATCCCGCCTGCTCAAAAGCCCTGGCCTCTGCTGACTCGGTAGCTCGCCCCGGGAAGCCTGCACTGCCAAACAGTGGCCCGTAGATCCGGGAAAACACTTCCTGAGGCTGCTGGAAGTCCACGGTTTCCCAATGCCAGGACTGAGTCTAGCTGCGACTCAATCCTGGTCTCGGGGGTGGTGGCGGGACTTTCTCAGGGTCCCGCCCGTCCTCTCCGCCTCTCGGCGAAGCGTCGCTTTCTCAAGGCGACCTGGGTCAGCTTACCTCTGCTGGTGCCAGCTTTGCTCACTCCTGCGGTATGGCTTTCCGCCCCTTGAAGGCCTTGTGCACCTCCTTCGGGTCCAGGTTGGTGGCCACGCTGAACGCCTCCACCAGCTCCTCGTCGAACTGCCCGTCTTCGACCAGGGCCCGCAATGCCTCTACTGTCAGGCCCATGCGCTCCTGCAGGGCCTCCGACACCCCGGCGCTCTTGAGTTCCTCAAGCGGCCAGGTGAACGGCTTCAGTGGAGCAGCAGGGGCAGCGGCCGATAGGTCTGCCACGGCACCCCGCTGACACACCTTGGCCGCGGCCTGCAGGATGCTGCCGATGTGCTCAATGCCATCGCTGGACTGCATCCAGCTGGCCACCTTCTCAAAGCTGAGCCCCGCGTCCATCTCCTTGGCGTAGCTGCCCGTCTCGTAGTAATCCACCAGCTGATCCAGGCTCACACCCAGCAGCCGGGCCAGCCCGCGGTTCACGCCCGTGCCCACCTTCAGGGGGTCGACCTCGCCGCGGAAGTACTTCTGCGTGGTGCCGCTGGTGATGCCTAGCATGGCTGCCATGCGGCGCTCGCTGATCTCATTGACGATCATCGCCTGGCGCAACGCCTTGGCGAAGCGCACCAGCCGCTCGGAATCCGCCTCTGAGGCGGACACCTTGGCTTTCGTTTTTGTGAGTGGGGACATGGGCTCATGCTGCCAAACAATTGGGTTAAATGCAACGGCCACGGCCGACCGCCGCTGCCAGCCCTGGTAACTGACGACCGGAACCTAAACCTAGTTGCCAGCCCTGATAAACACTTTCCCCCTTCATGCGACTTAATAGCTGGCAATCTGCTGCAACTCGCGGCAGACTGGCCGCCTGCCACAGCAAGCACCTCTGCATGACCAGTCGCTCGATCAGGCGCCTGCGCCTTCGCTCCACCCTGCAGCCGCGGGGTGCCCAGGCGTCAGAGGGTCTCCAGGTCACCCACCGCCGCTGGAGCCAACTCATGCGCGTCTACCGGCAATGGGAGTCCCAACCGGCGGAAGACCGCCCGCGCTGCCCCGTCTACATGCCCTGGGTTCAGTCCTTCGACTTGTTCGTCAAGGACATGGGACTCTGCCCGTCCCGGGAGTTGGGCCTGGTACGCCCCGATCCATCCCTCCCCTACCGCCCGAGCAACTGCACCTGGGGGGCCTGCACCCGCCCCGGGCGAACACCACGGCTGCTCATCAGCCACCAGGGTGAAACACTCCCGATCCGCGACTGGTGCCAGCGGCTCGGCCTCTCCCGCGACACCGTCTACAGCCGCATTCACCGCGGCCTGTCGCCTGAGGCCGCACTGGGTCTGGCCCAGGAGTGCGCCTGATGGGTGATCTCGTCCTCTCCGTCCACCCGGCGATCCGCAACAAGCCGCCCGCCTGGCTGTCTGAGTACGCCGACAACTGGCAACGCTGCGAGACCACCCTCGAAGGCCTCGCCGAACTAATCGCCGCTGGCCGCGCCTTCATCCCGGCGGCGATGCGATCCCAGCACCGCAGCTCGGAGGTGTTCCTGCACGCCGACCTGGTGGTGATCGACATCGACGAAGGCCTTGACCTCGATGGGTTTCGCCAGCACCCGATGGCGGCCCACGCCGCCCTGCTGTACACCACCTCCAGCCACCGGCCCGAGCCCGGCCAGCACCGCTTCCGTGTCATCTTCCAGCTGCAGGAGCGCATCAGTGACCCGGAGCTCTACAAGGCCCTGGTCACCCTGCTGATCCGCGAGTTCGGCGGCGACAAGAGCTGCAGCGACCCCTGCCGCCTCTTCTATGGCTGCAGCACCGGTGAGCAGCAGTGGCTCCACCCTGACCAGGCCCTGCCAGATGAGCTCCTGCAGCGGGCCCGTGAGCTGGTCCGCCAGCAGAAGCAGCGCCTGGAAGCCACCGGCGACTACGACGACATCGACATCGGCCAGGCGATCCACGTCCTCGAGGAGGTGCTCGAGCCCACCGCCGATGGTGAGCGCGATCGCTTCATCCGCATCACCGCTGCAGCTGCCTCGGCTGGCGCCGATCTCTACCCCGCCTGGTCGGACTGGGCCTCCCGCGGCCACCACGGCAAAGGCAAGAACGCCCGCCAGGCCAACGAGCGCTTCTTCCGGGGATTCTCAGGCCGCTCCTCACTGGCCACGCTGTTCTTCCTGGCCGGCGAGCAGGATCCCAACTGGCGCCGCTCCATGCCTGAGCACCTGCGCAAAAGCGGCGGCGGCTTTCAGGTAGCCGCGGCCGGCTACGCCATGGCCGACTTCATGGGCTGTGAAGACGACTTCCTGGATCTCGATCCCGAGCAGCGGCCAGCCGCTTCGGCGCCGACCCCCTCGATCTTCGAGATCACCGAGGCCACGCTGCAGGGCTGGCGGGAGCTGAACAAACCAGTAATCCCCACCTCGGCAACGCAAAAGCCGCCCGCTCCAGAGCAGCCAGCGCCGGAAGCGCCGGCCCCCTACTTTTCCACCCCGGAGCCGCCGCCCCTGCCGTCCGAGCTGGACGACCCCGACGATCCCTTTGAGGATCTCGGCCTCGATCTGATCCACGCCCACGAGGCCGATCCGCCACCTGGTGAGCAGCCAGATCTCAGCGGCGACCCGCTCCTGAGGGGCGGCAAAAAGGGCCGCAGCAAGAAATCCACGGGCGGCGACGACCTCACGATCCCGGTCATCAAGGACGCCGTGCGCAAGCGCTATCCGTCCCTGCGGCTCAACACCCTCACCTACAACCTGGAGTACGGGCCCATGCACAAGCCCCGGGTGATCGGCGATCCGACCATGGCTTATGTGCCGGTCTCGGAGCTCGCTGGGCGCAACATGCCCAAAACGCTGGTCACCGACGTCACCCGGATCCTGGGTGAGGAGAACGCCTACAACCCGGTCAAGACCTACCTGGAGCATTGCCGCAAGAACGCTGATCCAATCAGCTACTTCGATGAGCTGGCCCAGGTGCTGCTGGGGGTGAGCGAGGAGTCGACCGATAACCCTCGGCTGCCCTGCGGCCGGCTCTACGCCGACGAGGTGCTGCGCCGTTTCCTGGTGGGTGCCGTCGCCCGAACCATCAACCCTGGCTGCCCACACAGCTGGATGCTGATCCTGGTCGGCCCCCAGAACTTGGGCAAGTCCAACTTCTTTCAGTACCTCACCCCGCCCAGTCCCCTGAACAACGACTACCCCTGGGTGACAACCATCCAGCAGGGGATCGCCTACCTCAAGGAGAAGCCCCACGCCCTCCATGCCGGCTGGCTGGTTCTACTCGATGAGGTTGAGCGCTACTTCAAGCGGCAGTACACCGAGGAACTCAAGAACCTAATCAGCGTGGCCAACGACCGCTCAGCCCGCAAATACGAGAACGAGCGCTCCTTCCCGAGATCCTTCGTGCTCTGCGGGGCGACCAACTCCATGAACTTCATGGTCGACCCCACCGGCAACCGCCGCTTCATGCCGATCCGGGTGCCTGGCAAGGTCCCTGCTCCAGAGGACCCCAACATCAAGATCATCGACCTCGACCGACTCAAGCTCGACCGGGACCGGATCTGGGCAGCCGCCTACCAGGCCTACCTGGACAGCCCGGTCCACGAGTTCAGCTCCTACGAACTCACCCGAGTGGAACCGGTCCACGGGGTCCACAGCCTCGACAGCCCGCTGGAGGGTTCACTGCGCACCGCCCTAGCCAGGCAGTGCAGCTTCGTCCACAAGGGGCAGCCGGCCTACACCATGGCCGACGTCTTTGAGTGGCTGGGCCTGGGCGTCGATCGCAGTACTGCCATGACCCGCCAGATCTCTGATGAACTGCGGCGCATGGGCTACGAGAACACCCTGGCCCGAATTCAGGGAACCCCCACACGCTTTTGGCGGAAGTACCAATAGCGCGTATCTTGCGGACTGACTGCTGAGGCGGTCAATGAGAACAGGAGCCCCGGTTTGGTCGCCGGGGTTTTTCTTTGGAGAAGCGTGAGTCTCAAGAGACTTGCCACGACACTGAGACAGGCCAGCAGAAGGGTGAGTCTCCTGAGACCAGTCGTGAACCCTGCTGTTTTCAGGCCTGACACCTGGGTCCAGAATGAGATGGCCGGGAATGCTTCGACTTTCGGGTGCGAGCGTAACGCCATCATTTCCTCGAGACCCGTTGGCACGACTCGTTCTGCTGAGAACCGTCACGGCGTAACACCGTAACGCCATTGGTCTAGACCTTTATTGAGGGAAGCTGTTTCCGGGGGCTACGCCCTCCCTCCCTCGCCGACCTCCTCGTCTCACTTCCGTCTCACTAATCTCACCGTTTGGTCATCGTCTGCCCGGACTCCTCTTTTCCTCCGGGCTAGTATTCATGCGGGTTCTGAACAACCCACCAGAGGGAAACTTCCTTCAAGAAAAGTCTAGGCGAATGGCGTGACGTGACGCTACACAAGTTTTCCGAGTTTCAAAACCCGCTCTGCCACAAGGGTTTTGCCAAATCGTCTTCGTTTTCGTGGCGTTACAGAAGGCGCCGTTACACCCCCTGCCGCCCCTCCCCGTCTCATTGAGACAGCCCGGCACCTGCCAGATCCATCTCTCAGCCCACTAGCCAGGGCAACCGCCTGGCAGTACGATCCGCCCGTTCCGTCCTGCATTTCCATGCCGGTCCCTCTTCCCTGGAGGCCCACGCCGGTCGCCTCCATCGAGCACCCCCACCCGCTCGACCTGCTGGACCGGCCGGTCATTGAAGCCCTGGCGGGCGTCTCCGCTCCCTCGGAGTCGGACATCGTCAACGCCTCCCGTCTGTACATCCGCTACCGCGATTCCCGCCTCTCGCCCGATCTTGCCGAGACGATCCTCCAGGCCCTCAAGGCCTGGAACCTCTCCGTCGAAGAGCTGCAGGAGCGGGCCCGGGCGATCTGGCAATCCGGCTGGCGTCCGTCAGTCCCCGACGCCGAGGAACAGCCCGTGGGCTCCGGTGCCGACGTGGAGGGCTGAGCCATGGAACCTTCCGCCTCCGAACCCCTGCTGATTGGCCTGACCTCCCACGCTCCTGGCAGCGGCAAGAGCACCATCGCCGGCCACCTGGCCGGCAAGGGGTTTGCCCTGGTCCCCTTTGCCCGGCCCCTCAAGGAGATGGCCGAGGTTTTCCTGACCCACCTCGGCACCCTCTCACCGGAAGACATCAAGCGGGTCGTCTACCGGGACCGCAACGAGGTCATCCCAGGCATCGGCGTCACCGGCCGCCACCTGCTGCAGACCCTGGGCACTGAATGGGGGCGCGAGCAGATCTGCGCCGATGTCTGGCTGCAGTGTTGGGTCAACACCGCCCGTTCGCTGCTGCGCCAGGGCACCCCGGTCGTTGTTGACGACGTCCGCTTCCCCAATGAGGTCGACCTGGTCACCTCGATCGGCGGCCGCGTCTGGCTGGTGGATCGCCCCGGCGCCGAAGAAGCCGCCCAGGACTCCCTGGCTCACGCCTCTGAGGGGGGCCTCAAGGGCTGCCCCGGGATCACCGCCGTGGTCCTCAACAACGGCACCAGCCTCAGCGACCTTTTCTGGACGGTCGATTCCCTTCTGTCCATGGAGAAGATCTGATGGCAGATCCCTCTTCCAAGGGCAGCAGCAACCTGCTGATCGACATCCTCCATCCGGCAGCTCCGCCCTTGCCGGCGCCCCTGGGTACAGAAGACCTGCGCATGCTGGCCATCGCCCGCCACTACGCCGCTCAGTCGGTCGACCCTTTGAACCGCTCGGGCTGCGTGATCGCTTCCGCCGGCCGCCTGCTGGCCGCGGCCTGTGACACCTTCCCTGGCTCGATGCGCTCCACCATGGCCCGCCGGCGGGATCGGGCTGTCCGCTCAGGCCTGTTGCTCAGCGCCGAGCAGGCTGCTGTAGCGATTGCTGCAGCAAGCGGGGCATCCCTGCGCAACAGCTCCGCCTACATCTGGCCGGCGCCCACCGACGCCCGCTCCGCGGCGCTCCTGGTCGAGTCCGGTTGCGCCGTGATCACCACCCCTGGCTTCCAGATCCCTGAACGGCTGCAGTTCGACATGCAGCTGATCCGCGAGTTGGCCGCCGAAACCGGTGTCCTGTTCCGCGTGGTGGACGTCACCCCGCTGAGCGAGGGACCCCATGGCTGACATCAAGCTGCTGCCCAAACCCTCACCCCTGAAGGCCGAGCAGGTGCAACGCGGCCTGCGGGTGGAGCTCTGCGCCCGGGGCAAGCAGCCGCGCCTGGGCCTGATGACCGGCCTGATCGATCGCACCTACCCCCGCCCCCGAGTCGAGGTCATTCCCGAGGGGCTGGCCCTGAGTCGCCTGGAGCTCTGGGCGATGGACGATCTCGTCCTGCTGCCCAAGCGCCGCCAGCTGGTTGGCATGGGCGGCGGCTGGAGGTGCCCCAAGGGCTACCCCCTGGTCAACAAGGAATCAGGTCACATCAACCGGAGTTGATTTATGGCACGCTGGGCGATCCCTGAAGACCTGCACAGCCGCATCACCAGTGGTCCGATCTGCCCGATCCTGGATCACTCCCGCGGCAGCCTGGATGGCAACATCCCCCGCTACGACGACAGCCATGCCTGCGTGCGCTGCATCGCAGCCCTGACGGAGGGGCGCCTGTCCCTGGACATCCGCCAGATTCACCCCCGGTACCGGCGCCGCTTTCTGGAGTTCTGGTCCTTCGTTCACATCAAGGACCCCTCCGAGTGCTGGCCCTGGCAGGGGCCGATCTACGCCGACGGCTCCACCAGCTACTTCCGCTTCCCGCGCCACTGGGGCAGCAGCCGCCAGTACTCCGCCCCGCGGGTCGCCACCTGGTTCACCTGGGGCGACATCGGCCGCCTGCCGATCGATCACATCTGTGGCGACAAGTTCTGCTGCAACCCTCTGCACCACAGGGTCAAAGGCGTCCCCCACTTCCACCACAACCGCCGGCTGAGTTCGATCGACCTGGTCGGTGCCCTGACTCGCCTGCGCAGCGACACCGATGAGTTCCTGCAGCTCACCCGTGAGCACAACCCCAAGAGCTACGAGAAGATCGAGCGCATGAACATCGACTGGATCAGCCGGCGCGCCGGCTCTGATGGGCCACTCGGCAGCCACTCCTAGAATCAAGCCGCAGTCCAGGCTCTCCCCCGGTGTCCAAAAAGAACAGCAAGCAGGAGGCGCTGGAGAGGGCCCAGAAGTACGTCTCCGGCGACAAGCTCAACAAGTCCGAGGTCAAGAAGCTCGAAGACAAGGGCCTCTCGCAGAAGCAGATCCAGGCGGTGGCCGGCTCCATGAAGACCGGCGACAAGGCTCAGACCTACATCGATCGAGGCAGCAGCGGCGGTTCCGGCGGCAGCAGCAAGGTCCAGGTCGTCGGTGGTGGTGCCACGGTCAAGGTCAACAGCAAGGGGCAGGCCGTCGTTCCTGGTGGTGCACCCATCGATCGTTTCGCCTACGGCGTTCCGGGTTCCAACCCGGTCGTGCCCCTGAGTCAGAAGCAGGCGGACAAGATCAACAGGAAGGTCGACAAGGCCGGTGGCTCCTTGACCCCCGGCAAGGGGATGGTTGTCAGCCGCTTTGTCAATTTCACCGATCCCGGCATTTACCTCCAAGGAAATGTCAAGGGGGGCGGCCCCATTCGCACCGGTGGCGGCAAGTACCAGTTGCCGATCTACACCTCTGCCGCTCGGTCCGCCGGCAAGGACGGCAAGAGCAAGTCCGCCGGCAAGGCCAGGCCCACCCCTGGCGGCACCGGTGGCTCGACCGGCTCCACCGCAGGCAGCGCCGCGGCCACCGCTTACCAGCGTGCCCGGGACCACCTCTCCGGCCGCACCCCCGAGGGCCGGCCGCCCGAGATGTTCCCCAACGGCATCACGCCCGGCCAGGCGGTCGAGGGCGTTGCCAACTACGCCGACCGCCTCGGGGTCAACAACGCCAACTACTCCGGCTGGATGCAGGACCGCGCCGAGGCCGATCGCTACCAGTCCGGCACCATGCTGCAGCAGTTTGCCAGCGTCCTGCCCAAAGCCCCTGACGTGCTCAGCGCCAAGGACATGATCGACATGGCCAACCGGATGAACAGGCGGATCCAGATCAGCTAAGTCGCAAGCTCTGTCTGCGCCCCCGCCTGCCACAGCTTGCATTGATCAAACTCAGGCTGTAGGGTGCGCCCTGAACGGCTCATCCCTACGTGAGGAACCCCTTCCGCTGCGAAGTGGTCGCTGCGACTGAAATGCCGCAGCGGCTGATCTATCTCGCTCTCCACAACGACTACTCAGAAGACTTCCACCCCGACACCACCCTGCCGGAGGACCGCTGCGGCCAGATCGCCGTCAAGCGTCTCCTCGATGGCAAGCGGGGGCACTGGGGCCCCCTGGAGCACCCCACCCTGTCGCTGTTGCTGCAGGTCGATCACAACACGATGGTGCAGCTGCGCACGCATCGGGTCGGCGTGACATTCGATGTCCAGTCCCAGCGCTACTCGGGGACCAGGATCGAGCGCGTTGCCCGCGGCGAGATCCCCGTGGAAGAGGTCTTCTACATCCGCCCGTCTGGCGTCTACCGCGACCGCCAGGGCGACAGCTACGAGTGGAGCACGAATCACATTGCGCGCATGCGCCAGCTCTGCCTCAATGCCGCCCAGGACTACGCCGACCTGCGCGCCGAGGGCGTCTCCGAGGAGCACGCCCGTTACGTGCTGCCCACCTCCTACTTCCAGAACGTGCTGCTCACCGGCAACGCCCGTTCCTGGCTGCACCTGCTCGACGTCCGCCTCAAGGCCGACGCCCAGGACGAGATCCGCTGGGCGATGGAGCTCGCCGAGGTCTGCTACCGGGACTGGGTGCCCGAGATCCACGCCGCCTGGGCCTCCGAGCGCCGCAGCAAAGCCATCCTCGCCCCCTGACGCCGTGAGCAAACTCAACCATCCGCCCAGCAGCGAGCAGGCCTGCTTGAACTGCTACTACTCCCGCCGTTGGCCGCCAGGTGGCCAGGTCTGCCGCCGCATGCCGCCGACCCCTGAGATCGAAAGTCTGTGGTCGTGGCCACGCGTGCGGGACACCGACTGGTGCGGCGAGTGGGCCCCCCGAGAGGAGACCTGAACCATGGCCCGTCCCTCCCGCGTCGATCTCATGCGCCGGCTGTTCCCTGAGCTGGGCAGCACCGGCACCGGCGGCGAAACCGAGGCCGCCATCGCCATCAACACCCGCGCCTGTGAGGCCATCCTGGCCGACCAGATCCAGCTGTTCGACTCCTTCCTGGAGCGCCACGGCCCCGGCGCCCTGGTGCTCAAGCTGGCCGGCAGCGGCCGCGATGCCTACTACACCCCCCTCGAGTCCTTCTGCGAAGACCTGCTGGCAGCAGAGGCGGCCGGCGACATCCACAACTCCCGCTTTCTGCGGGATGTGATCAGCCGCATCCGGGTCACCGACACCGAGCACAACGCCCTGTTCCTGCTCATCGACAAGAGCCAGGCCAGCCTGCTGGTCGTGCCCCGCGAGTACCCCGCCCGAGCCATCCAGGAGCTGCAGGAGTCCCACACCCTCTGAGCCATGGCCAAGACCCTGCCCACCCTGCTGCCTCCGGCTCATGTCGTCGAGGTGGCCCGCTGCACCATGGGGGCCATTGATCTGGACCCCTACAGCAACGCCGAGATCAACCACGTCGTTCAGGCCTCCCGCTACCTGGAGCGAGACGAGGACATGGCGATCGCCACCGGCCGCCACTGGTCCCCCGGCGGCAGCAAGCGCGCGCTCCTGGCCGTGCCCAACGGCTTGCGCCGCGGCCGCGCCCTGGCCAACAAGCTGCTGTGCGAGTACCGCGCCGGCAGCATCAACGAGGCCATCTTCTGGAGCGGCAGCAACGAGATCCTGGCCTCCTGCCCGTGGCTGTGGGACTTTCCGATCTGCCTGCCATTCCGCCGCCTGGCGCCGCGCTTCTGGGACGACGAACTGGAGCAGACCGCCCGGGTGCTGCCGGCAGACTGGTCTGCCATCGTCTACCTGCCACCCCCGTCCCCATCGGGCGCCTTCCGTGAGGGCCTGGCCCGCTTCCATGCTGCGGCCTCCCCGTACGGCCGGGTTGTCCTGGACGAATGGAGCGGCGAGAGCCGCTGGCAGGAGTCCTACCAGGTGTCCGTGGGCAAGCCCTACGCCTTCGGCGGAACCGCCTCCACAAAAGAGTCGTGAGCCCGCACCTGCCCTACGCCTACAGCGACGAGGATGAGTTCCTCCACCCGATCGATGGCTGGCTGCTGCTGGATCGCGCCGTCGTCTACGACAGCTGGATCTCCTGGCGTCATGTCCTGCCCAGGGGCAGCCGGGACTGCAGGGCACTGGATGAGGGCACCAACAACGCCATCCTGGCCCTGGCCGCCGAGCTGCATGCCATCCACCAGCTCGTCCCCGGCTACCGCGACCTGGGTGAAAGCCCCTTCCGGGTTACCCGCTGGTGGGACCCCCGTGATGAACACTCCGCCTGGCGCAGCGGGGGGCTGTGCATCTTCTCGCTCGCCGATTGCAGCAGCAGCGACTTCGCGGACCTTTGGTCACCGGAGGGATCCAACCTGCTCCTGGAGCCGATCAAGCAACCCTTCAACGACACCTGCGTCCGGGCCCGGCTGCTCACAATCCCGGCAGGAGATCCTGCTGCTCCTCGTCCTGTCGGCGGGCGGCAGCGAGGGCGGGGCCGGAGCCATAAGCGCCCGAGCCCTCCTCCTGGAACACCTGATCACGCTCTGCCCGCAGAGCAGCCCGTCCCCTGAGGATGTCCACGGCCGCGTAGGGGTCGATGCTCTTGGGGCCCCGTTCGTTGCCGCCGGTGCGCGCTGCCCGGGCATTGACCCGCCCCCTGGCGATCTGGGCCCGGGCATAGGCCTCGCGCCGCCTGGTCCCCGAATCACTGGCCCGGACGCCCCCGGCACCTCTCGCCTGGCTGTAGCGTCGATCCACGTCCTGCTTGATGCAGCTCACAGGCTAGGCGCAATCCAATTCCACCACTCAGCAAGCCAAGGCAACCGCTGAACGCATGCACCACTGTCCTCGCTGCGAGACCAAAGCTCGCGTCATCGAAATCCGCAAGCTCGCCAACGGCGACAAGCGCCGCCGCCTGGCCTGCCAGAACACGTTCTGCGGCCATCGCTGGACCGCGCACGAGCGCTCCAACGACCCAGTGCCCCAGCCGGTGGTCAAGGCCAAGCCCAGGCGACGCAAAGCCCCAGGTGAGCCCGACCTCACCGATGAGCAGCTGCTGATGATCTTCCAGCGGGTCGACCTCAACAACTGCCAGCTGGCCCGCATCTTGAACCGCAGCCGTGAACTGATCCGCCAGGTGCGCGCCGGCCTGGCCTACCGCGACCGACTGCCACAGATCATCCGCGCAGCAGAGGCCCTTGTACCCGACAAGGGGCATCGCTGCGAGCAGTGCAACCAGTGGCTCGGCTACTGCACCATGGGCTTCCCTGACCCACTGCTCGAGGGCACCGCCTTCGCCAATGAGTGCGTGACCTTCTCGCCTCGCGGCAAGGAGATCAGCCGGGCATCTGCTGAGACATCACTTGCTGCAGCCGCTCGTTGATGCCACTGAGCTGCTGGGTCAACAGGGCGTTCACCTCAGCCGGGGTAGGGCCTGCCTGGGCCCGCCCTGGCACCTCCTGCTGGAATGCTCCGCTCTGGACCCCCTGACGGAAGACGGGTTGCACTTGGGCGATCTGAGCGCGCATCTGGCTTAACTGCTGGGCAAGCACCGCTTCTCGCTGTGCTTCGATCATCGAGACCTGCTGGAAAGCTTCGCTGATCTCTTTCTTGGTAACCAGCTCCTCCACGGCCCAGTCCTCCAAGCCGTCCAGTCGGCGGCGCAACCCGAAGCCGGCCGCACTGGTGCCGATGGCCAATCCGGCGAACCCCGTGGCAGCCGCGATCGCAATGGTGGTGATCATGGGAAATCTGTGAGCACCGATCCAAGGTGCGTGTGACAAATCTACCCAATAGAAGCGCCTTTCAGCGCGATTGTTCAGGCTTTCGCGTCCAAAGCTGCTGGATGCCCTCGATCGCTTTCTTGAGTCCCGCCTGCCCGGCCCAGGCCGCCGCGGGCTCCAGGAACGCCTTCTGGGCGATCAGTCTCACAACCGGCGCCAGCAGCGAGGCGACCAGCACATCGCCCATCACGTGGAGGTCGCTCAAGGCTCGGGATTGTCAGAGTGCAGATCGGGGTTCAGGGTCCAGTACCCCTGCTGGTAGCCCTCCTTAATGCCCTCCTCAATACCCTCCTTGCGCCCCTTGCTGGCGCCGATCACATAGCCGCCGATGCCCAGCGCGGCCGCCAGCGGGCCGCCGGAGCCCAGGCCGGAGATCGACAAGCCCCGGTCCCAGCACTCATTGAAGGTGCCGCCGCTCACCCTGCAGTCGCGGATATAGAGCGCTCCCACAGCCACATTGAGCCCAAGTACCAGGGCGGCGCCGACCATGCCCAGGATCGCGGAGGCTTTGGCCAGATCGGGATGCAATGGCATCGACCTGCCTCAGGTCAACAACCAGCCCAGGCTAGCCAGCTGGTGCCGTCCACATATTCGTGAGGCGATCCAGCTCCTGCCAGGGATTACCACCTGACAGAGCATTGACGTGAGTCGTGACGTGCGCACCAAACGCCCGTCCGGTTACACCCTGGCTACCGAGAACGGTGCCGCGGGGGACCTTCATGCCTGGCTTGACGCTGTAGTCATTGAGATGCCCAAGAAGGAGCTCGTAGGGCTTGCCGTCTGCCCCTGTGAACTTGCCGCTCAGCCAGTTGCCGTAGCCGCGCCCCGACTCCCCGCTGCCCTGCCCCTGGAATCCCTTGCCGGTGATCTCCAGGTCCACTGGCGCCACGATCGGCGCTCCCACTCCGCCCGGCTTGACGAGGTCGTAGCCGCTCTGCTCAGCATCGGGATCCCTGGTGCGATTGGTCGTTGCACCACCGAGGCGCCCCATTCGCAGTCCGCTCGACGCGTCTGCTGGCATGCCCGCCTGTGGCGCATTGAACTGCGGCACAGGCACATCGAAATCAGGGATCGCCTGAGAGCCAGGCAATTGGCCTCTAGCGGCCACCAGGGGTCCAAGGTCCTCAATCGATACACCGGTAGCGGCCTTGAACAGGCCGGGCAGCAGGGCGCTGCTGGCAGCCATGCGCTGCTTGCCCACCGCCCCAGCGAAGCTGTTGTCCAGGATCGCCCCCGCCACCCCTGCGGGACCGCTGGCTCCCGCGGGGGTGATCTTGGGGGCCATGGCGAATGGGGCGGCCATGCGAAAGCCTCCCGTCCCGCTCGCGCCGCCGAGGATCCCAGCAGCCACGGCCTCCAGAGGCGAGCCAGCCCGGGTTGGCGCAGGGCTTGAAGCTGCTGTTGCCGAAGGCGCAAAAGGCGCCATCGGTGCGCCGTTCCCTCCCAGGCGGCTCTGGTAATGAGACAGCAGCTTGTCTGCTGCCTTGACCGGCTGACCGTAGTAGCTCGCTCCCTGCATCGTCGGCAAAGAGGCCCATTCCGGCGCCAGCTTGGCCAGGGTCTCGCGAGTCAAGGGCTTGTCAGGGTCAACCCCGCGACGGCGAATCAGCTGCAGGGCAGCTAAGTCCTGATTGGCGGGCGAGAAATCCTTGAGCCCTAACTCCTTGGCGGCCCCTTCCCAGGTAGCCGGGAGAAACTGGTATGCACCTGCCGCCGCCGAAGCGTAGCCGCCCCCTCGGTTGACCTGGTTTGGATGCCTGGACAGATCGCTGAACGTCTTGCCCGTGAACATCGTGTTGTAGCCCTGGGGTCCGCTTGTGCCCTCTGCAAGCCTGATCGTGTCCAGCAGGGCTCTGGCGTTCGGGCTGATCACGATTCCTCCATCCCGAGCGCAATGGCTTCGATGTCGACATCCATTCTGGCGGCTTCCTGGCAGGCCTCAGCACGTTCGCCGACGTAGGCCGCCAGCTCCTCGTTGCTGGGCATGTGCCCGAATGTCGCGATCATCTCTTCGTCGGTCTCAGGCAGCGCAAGGTAGATGTCCATCGGCTCCTCCACCTCCATCCCCGCTTCCACCATCACCGATCGCAGGTAGTTGCCCTGCAGCAGGTAGTCCCTGCGCTCGTCGATCACCAGAGCAATCAGCTCGGCCCGGCTCAGATCCTCGATCTCTCCCCTCAACTGCCGCAACTGGAACTGCTGCTCCAGGCTGAGATCGAGCATCATCACAGACCTCCGTGGTGACCAGCTGCAGGGGGATGGCCGCCGGTTGCAGCCAGGCCTCTATTCTCGCCTCGCGGTGCGAGCAGAACCATGGTGTGCCGCGGTACCAGCTGCGCCAGCAAGCCGTGCTGCCCTTGTCGGTATTGCAGCGCCGGCAGGCGGGCACCAGGTTGGAGCGCAGCGTGCTGCCGCCCTTGGCCCTGGGCTTGACGTGATCCAGGGTCAGAGAGGCCGCCGGGGGCGCCTCGCCGCAGTAGGCGCAGCAGCCAGCCCAGGCCTGCTTGATGCCTTGGCGGAACCGCCGCCTGGCATCTGCCGGAGAGAGATCGACCAGGTAAAAGACAAGCTCTTCCCATCGTTCCGCCACAGGCGCCAGCCTCAGCTCACGCCACGCTACGCAGTTTGAGCGGGCGTCTGGTTGCCGCTGTTGCGAGCGCCCCGTGGGCTCACAAGCAGGCAGCCAGGGCTTACACTGCGGCCCTCCCGTCCTCTCCTTGATGGAAGTCCTCAGAGCTGGCCGCGGCCTGGCGGCCCAGGCGCCCCCTGTCCGGCGCACCCCGATACCGCGGACCTGGTTCACCACGGCGACAGCCGCTGCCATGCTGGGCCTCTCCGAGCGCACCCTGCGGCGGCGGATCACCCGTCCGGGCTGGGTGGAAGGCAAGCACTACCGCTGGATCACCCGCCAGTCCCGCCGCACTCTGGAGATCAACGTCTCCAACGTGATCAAGCTGATGGACGCCCGCGGCTGGGGCTAGGCCACCGCGGTCACCACCCGCTCCGGCTGGCCCTGGTACTTGCCGGCCCGACTTTCGTAGCTCACGCGGCAGGGGTTGCCGCGGAAGAACAGGGCCTGCACGACGCCTTCACCGGCGTAGATGCGCACGTCTGCGCCACTGCTGTTGCTGAACTCCAGGGTCAGATGCCCCCGCCAGCCAGCCTCCCCGGGCGTGAGATTGGCGATCACGCCGCAGCGGGCGTATGTGCTCTTGCCGATGAACAGGGCCGTGATGTCAACCGGCAGGTCCAGGTGCTCCATCGCCACTCCCAGTCCGTAGGAGTGCGCCGGCAGCACGAAGAAGTCGCCGTCTTCGTCGCTATGCAGCTTCACCGGCTCGAGGTTCTCGGTGTTGAACCGCTTGGGGTTGACCACCGTGCCGGGTACATGCCGGAACACCAGGAACTCCTTGGGTGACAGCCGCAGGTCGTAGCCGTAGCTGCTGGCGCCAAAGCTGATCACCTGCCGCTTCCCCGACCTGCTGATCGCCGCTGTGCCCTGCTCCCAGCTTCTGGTCTCCTCCACCTGGCGCACCAGGTCCGGGGTGAACGGGGTGATCATCCCGGCTTCTGCCAGCCGGGTGATCTCGACATCGTTCAGGAGCATGAACCGCTACGAATCGCTTGCAAGCAAGCGTAAGCCACATCTTGCGCTCTGGTGGACATGGCACGAAAAAACCGGGCCCGTTGGCGCGGTGCCCGGTGGGGTGGTGGATGGGTGGTGGGATTGCAGGGCAGCCCGTAGACGGGGACACTACGAGGTGCGGTTTGGCCTCTCGATTTCTTCAGGCTTGATTGGCGTTCTGAGCCATGCCTTGAACTCTCGGCCCAGTTCTGCAAGGTCGCAGGCTGGGCCGATGCTGAACGAAAGCAGCGTTTCGGGCGGACGATGGGCCAGAGTGTTCTGAGTGGTGGTAAGTGTGTTCATTGCTTTACGGTATAGCAGCCGCGATGGCGTTGATCAGAGCGGTCACGCGGGCGTCGAGCAGGGCGAGGTTTAGGAATTCGCCGATGGAGTAGAAGGCTAGGCGTGATGTGGCGTAAGAATCGGGTGGTGTCCCTGGTCGAGCATAAAATAGAATGTTGCTGTTATTAGGAGCGCCGGAATTAGCTAATACCGTAGTATTAGACAAGTTTGCTCTGTAAGTGTAGTTAATCGAACTGGATCTAGAAACCCCTATAAGGCCAACAACAGGTAAGGGTACTGAATTAAAAGTTCCCACATCGTTATTGCAACTGGCAAAGCCATCAGCCGTCAAACCTGCTCTTCCAGCAGTGCCGCCTGGACCAGAGTTAAAAATACTGCCGGCGCCAATCGTGCTGACACGCACGGCAACGTGTTTGCTGTTTTGTGGATCAGCATAGTTATTGCGCCCACTATTGATGTAGTTATTTGTCCCATTCCCCTGCAGCCCCGTCTTGCGGTTGTAATTCCACCCGCCTTCAGTGCCGAACCGAGTCGGCGCCGCCCCCACCAACGGCACCAGCGCACCGGCCAGTGTGCAGGCTCCGGCCATGATCGGCGCGGCCTTGATGATGCTGTTGGCTTGGCTCAGCACGCCGCCGCTGGTGCCCAGGTCGCCGACGTTGATTGAGTCGCGGATGAACACGTCGTAGGCGTCACGCACGCCAACCTCTAGGCCCAGCGTGTTGCCCGCTGCTACATCAGCAGCCACCACCCGGTCGATGTAATCCTGAACAGGGCCGATGTAGGCGTTGAACCTCCCCGTCCCAACCCAGATGATTGCCATCAGACCCTCTCCCAGATCAGCGATTCCTGGCTAGGGGTCGCCGGGTCATCGGAGGCGAACTGGCCATCCTCGCCGCGAGCTTGAACCACCACCCAAAGATCCCCGGCAGCGTCCACCCACTCCTGACCCACGCTCGCGGCAGCAGGCCGCAGGGAGCCGCCCAGTGCCGCCACGAATCCATCGGGCAGGTGGAGGGCAATCGCCAGCCCGCGAACCTCCTGCAGCAGCTCGGCAGACACCAGCCCCAGCCGGCGGAGGCCAAGCCAGGCCGCCCGAAAATCGTCCACATCACCGCCGCCAGCAGCAGCCAGCAGGGTGGCAGGCAGGCTGAGCGCTGCAGCCGGGGCTGTGCTCACCCCGCCGCCCAGCAGGGCATTGATCGCGGGGTGGCTCAACAGCGTCCGCTTAAACGTGCGCCAGTCGGCAGGCGGCGCGGGCTCCGGCAGATCCACAACGCTCCAGCCCCAGCGCCATTCGCCGGCCTCCAGGTCCACCGTGCGGGTCTGGCTGGCCTGCTGGCCGGGGAGAATTTCGGGGGCGGGCTCGCGCACCACCCGGAGAACTGCGTAGCGCGGGTCGAGGCCCTGCACTGGGTCGTCGTCCACCCTCGGGTAATCCCGGACCGCCCCGGTCTGTTGGTCGAACAGCACGAAGCTCCGAGCCGTCATGCGTCGTTCCTCCGCACGGTGAGGTACAGCTTGGCCAGTCGGCACCCGCCCCCGGCCTGCGAGATGTCGAATCGCAGAACGTCGCCAGCTGCTGCTGTCGTGATCGCCAGCGTGCCGCTGCTGCCCGTAGTGCTCCCCACCGCAATCTGTGGGCGGACGCTGTAGATCGAGCTGGCGTTCAGTCGGGCGTTGACCTGAAACGCCGATCCTGATGCTGCAGTCTCCGCACTGAGCGCCGACGCCAGGATCTGCGCAGGCCACTGGAACGTGAAAGTTTCAATCCCGTTCGCTGCAGTCGGATCGCTCTGGCTGCCGCTCAGGTTGACCACCAGCAGATCCGTGTCGCGTTGATGGCGGTGGTTGGCGCGGGCAGCAGCGTTGTCAGTTCCAGCGCTCGCCGCTTGGGCCAGTGGTTGGGGAGCTGTGTCGCTGTAGGTGGCGTCGGCGCCAGCAGGGCCCTGGGGTCCTTGAGGGCCAGCCGGCCCGGTCGCCCCAGTCGTCCCGGCTGGGCCTGCAGGCCCTTGCGGCCCCTGGGGCCCAGCAGGGCCCTGGGGGCCTTGAGGGCCAGCAAGATCTCCAAGCCCATCCCACTCGGTCCCGTCCCAGACGAAGAACTCGCCGGTATCCTCCGCCTGCCAAACGTCGCCGATGGTGTTGCCGCTGCTCGGCAGCGCCGCCTGATTGGCAACTGTCCCCAGCAGGTTCAACAGCGAAGTGGTTGCATCGCCGCCAGCTGCATCCAAAGTCCCGGTGAAGGGGTTGAACTTGAATTGCATGGCTCAGCTCTTGGTGACGGAAGTCAGGTTGCTGTTGCCGTCGTAGGTCAACGTCAGTGTGGCCACCGTCTCGCCACTGCTGCCGCCGGACTTGTAAACCACACCGGTCAGATTTTCGCCGGTGTAGCTCAGACTGATGTAGTCATGCTCAGGGATCGAGAGACCCTCGATTGTCGGAACCGGATTGTCCGGGTCGCCCTGGGTGCGCACGGGCAGCGGCTCACCGGCAACGACCGCGAACTCCGAGTAGGTGTTCCCGTTGATTTTCCTGGTCGCCATCCGACGGCCTCTCCGTGACAGAGCTGTCAGCTGCCATGTTAGCCAGGGCTGCCGAGGTAGATCCCAATAGGATCCTCTCCTCCCAGCCAACTGCGGTAAGCCTTGTGGTGGGCCGCCACGGTGTGTCCCATGAACAGTGAGGCGTGGGCATCGGTCACCCGGTAGCGGGGCGAATGCAGTCGCCGGGCGTAGGCATGCCGGAACCCGTAGGACGTCTGCCCCTCCCCGCCGATCAGGCCATGGCGGCGCAGGTGCTGGTTCACCCGGGCGCCGGCCTGGGACTTGCTGCTCAGGGATGGCAGCGGCTTGGCCCAGAGCTGGGGCAGCCGGAACTCCTCCACCCATTCCGGGTGAAACGGCGGCACCTGACGCGGCGGCGTGGTGCCATGGCGGTTGGTCTTCCCGGCCGGAATCCAAATGCAGTCCGGGCGATCCTTTGAGGGCTCAGCCACCCAGGCCTCCCAGGGTCGCAGGCCATAGACCGCCAGCAGCACCACGATCCGCTGCCAGGGGGCACTCAGGCCGCCGCTGGTGATCTTCTTGATCTCATCGTCCGAGAAGAACGCCTGGGGCCTGTGCTCCACCGCCATGCCGGCGTTCTGCAGGGGATCCAGCAGGGCGCTGTTCCAGGGTTGTCCGCACAGCTCACACAGCTGCCGCAGAAAAGCCACAGCGCGTCTTCTGCTGGGACTCCTGGGACTCGTCTGCTCGATGGCCTGCAGCAGTGAGCTGTCGCTCAGCGGCTGCTCCGGGTCCAGTCGGCGCAGGTGGCTGAAGTAGTGCCGCTCGATCGTGGCGTCCGACACTCCCTGGGCCCGCTTGAACCGTTGCCAGATCGCCGCCACCTCATTCACGTTCAGCCGGTGCTTTTCGCTCTTGCCCTTGCGGCCCGACCTTTTACCCGTTCTTACCCCCTCCCCGAAACAGGCCTCGTGCCAGGCGTCCGAGTCGAACCGGTCCTTGTGGTCGTGGCGGAAGCGCAGCAGCGCCAGCGCCCGCTCCTGGACGTCCACCGGACCGGCGTCGAAATCCAGGTACAGCGGCACGCGGCGGCCGCTGAGCTGGACGTACAGCCGCCGGCCCACCGACCGCAGCCGGAACCCCCGCCCGAAGGTTCCCGAGCAGCGGGCGGCCAGGGCTCCGACGGTCAGATCGATGACCTCCTGGCCCTCCGCCAAGGGTAAATTTACCCTTTTTTGACCCCTAATGCCGCGAGATGCCTCCATCTGCCTCCAGGTGACCGGAGGCAAAAGGTAGTCCCTGGCTGGATTTTGAGGAAGCCCTTGACGAGACTTGAACTCGTGACCTCTCCCTTACCAAGGGCCTTTTCAATCGCCAAAACCCTTGCTGTGGCTTGGGTTTTTCGGGCTGATTCTGGGGCTTACCCTTTCTCTTACCCTTGCTGAGGTTGCGATTCTTCGCGGTTCTGGCGCTCCAGGGGTGATGGCGTTACACTCCGCAGCCGCTCAGCCGTCGGCATCCAGCGCAGCAGGGCCTGGGCCTCGGCGCGGATAGGACCCGGAATGCGCGCCGTCTGGCGGAAGTCGCTCAGTCGCACCAGCAGGGCCCGGGCCTGGGCCATAGCAGCCGCTTCCTGGTAGCGCAGCGGCTCGCTCACGGCTGTAGCGAGGGGAACAGGTCACCGCCACTCACGCCGATCTCGATCTCGGGGTCGACGACGATCAGATCGACGATGATCCGGCCGACCTTGGTGCAGAAGGTCTCGTACAGGCCGGTGTAGGTGCCGTGCAGCGGATGGTCGGCCGAGCCCCGGCCGTCCTCCGCATAGAGGGCGTCCAGCAGGGCGACCCGGTTGCGGTCCGCGTCGATTCCCTCGGGCGTGCAAGGGTGCGGAATCTCCGGGGCGGCGGGCACGCCAATGGGCTCGTCGAGACCCAGGTCCAGCTCCAGTTGAACGACGTCCATGCAGGGCGGCAGCGGCAGTGGGCTCAGGCTACAGCCACGGCTGGCAGAATGAGTGCCACATCTGCCACTGGCAATCGATGCGCTGCCCCAAGTGCCACCTCGGCGACAACGCCGCCGTCACCTGCACCCGCCATCGCGTCGATGGCAGTGTTCGCCGGCGTCATGTCTGCCTGGCCTGCGCATTGCGCTGGACCACCACCGAAGAGGTCGTCCTGGGCAGCCTCTGCAAGGCGGCCCCGCCGGCGAACCTGGTGGAGCGCTCCAGGACTCGCCGATGATCAGGCCGGATCGGCGACCTGCACGTCGATGATCTTCCCGGCGGCCCAGATGATCCGCAACGGGGCGCCATCGTCGGCGGTCTTCTGTCCGTCGAAGTCGACGGCCACCACCGGCGGGCTGCCCGAGCGGCTGGTATTGAAGACGACGGCCCCGCGCGCCGGACCGATGGCGCCGCCACTGGCTTCCCATTCCGGGTTGTCCGCCGTGAAAGCCGCGTCATTGCCGGAGACCACGACCGAGACACTGGTCAGTGCCTTGGTGTTCTGCGTGTAGCCATTACCGGTGGCCAGCTGCGTGTTTGCCGCGTCAACGGCCGCTTTGGTGGCATGCGCCCCACTGAAGACAAATGCCGCACCTGCATACAGATTGACGATGTAAGTGTTGGCCTCCGTGTTCAACCCTTTCAGGAAATCCCCGATCGTGTTGTTGTACGGATAGGAGACCGGGGTGCCCGTCATCGCGCCAGCACTGAATGCCCTGGCACTCTAGGCACCTGCCAGATCAGGCAGTCTCCGTCACGTCCGGTGCCGGTGCACTGGCGCTGGCCGCTACCGCGGGGGGCTGAGCGACTCCGCCAGTCGCAACTCCTGGTGCTGGCACGCTGGCGGTGACAGCCGGGGGCACGGCGATCACCGCCGCTCCGGTTGCAACCGCTGGTGCTGGCGCCGTAGCAGTGACCAGCGCAGGGCTGGCGAGCGCCGCAGCACCGACTGCTGCCCGGGCCGCCGGGGCGGAGGCCTGCACGGTGACGGCAGTGGCAAACACCAGGGCCTTCGAGGGCGCCGGCTTGCCGTCCGGCCAAAGCTCTACCACCGGCGGCCGCTCCTGCGTCCGGCGGCTGGCATCCACGAAGCGCTGCACCGATGGGTCGAACACCAGCAGTTCGTTGGTGCCGCGCTTGTACCACCAGTCATCGATCCGGGCTCGCCCTGCCGGCGGCTCCCGCAGACTGGTCCACAGGATCGATTGCCGGTCCGGCCGCGGCGGGACCGCTTCATCCGCCGGAATGATGTTGCGCGTGTCGACCACCAGCCCGTTGGAGTCAGCCAGGGGGATCACCGTCTGGTCCAGCTGGATCTGCCGGCGGGCCTGGTAGCGGAACAGCGCCTCTTCTCCAAGCGTTGGACTCGCATCCCCGAAGAACTGCCGCTGTTCATCACCCACCGGGTAGTCGCTGGGCTCAAAGAACGGGTAGCCCAGACTCCAGCGCACCGCGTGGATGTGCTTGCACTCCCGCCGCTGGTCCGCCCGCTGGGGCAGGTCCCGCCACCGCGCCCGGTAACCCAGCAGGGATTCCTCGCCCCGGCCGCTCGTCGTGCGCCCCGCACCCGGCCTGGGGAACAACTCCTGGCTGCCGCTGGCCCCGCCCAGGATGTTCGCAGTCCTAGTCCCAGAGAAGTCCGGGCAGCTGCAGTACAGCCGATGAGAGCTGCACAGCAGCCGGCTGCCATCGGCGCGCCAACGCACCGGTGCACCCGGGTTGTAGCGCACCGGCTTCCAGTAGCCGTAGTCGTAGTACGGGTTGACCCGCACCCGCATGAACGGCCGGCTCAGGTCAAAGACCAGCTTCATGCCCTGCAGGTCGACCCCGACCAGCGTCAACGCCACCACCCCGTCCGCGCTGTCCAGCAACCGCACGCCGTTGGCTGTCTCGATCGCCGAGTCTTCAAACTGGTCGCCGATCAGGGCCTCCCATTCGGCCAGCTGGGAAGCACTCAGCCGCGAGGAAACATCCAGGATCAGCCGGTGGCGATCCGGGCTCAGGGTCTGATCGAGGGTCACCTGCTGGGGCTCGATCGCCCTGGGCAGGATCACCGCTCCCCTGTGCCGGTTCACCACCGTCCAGGAGCCCTCCGGTGATCTCTGACTGGGGAACAGCGTGAAGACGTTGCGCTGACCGTTGGCCTGGTTGCCGAAGTCCCGGAACGTGTACACCAGGTACGACAGCTCCACATCACTCCAGCTGCTGCCGCTGCCCTGGAACAGGCGCTTGCCGGCCAGCCAGCGCTTGTAGTCGCTGTCGCGGTTGTAGGCCTCGAGCACCGAGGGGTAGTTGGCGCCGCCGGTGCTGGCGCCACGTCCGCCGCGGCCGCCATACAGGCCTGCCTTGCCGGTCTTCAGGGGGCGTTCAACCGAGGCGAGACCCAGGCCCCGGTCCAGCCGAGACCCGACTCGCCCGGCCATCAGAACAAGCCGCCCTGCGCGAAGACGTTGATCTTGGTCAGCGGTGTCGGCGCCAGGACGGCGGCACTGATGCCCACGTAGAGCACGACGCCGGCCGGCACGTAGAGGCCGGTGTTCTTCTTGCTCACCTCGGTGACACTGCTCTGGCCGCCCAGGTTGGGCACCGGAATCGACAGGGGCGGCAGGGGCACGTTGGTGCGCTCGCCGGCGGCAGTCGACCCCACCACAGCACTGGCGACCAGGGCGGCATTGGCCTCGGTGATGCCGAACACTGTCGGCGAGCTGCTCACGTAGAACAGCACCGACACGGCCGTGGTGCCCGCCTGGTTGGCGATGATCGACAAGCTGTCGACGACACCCCCGTCATTGCCCGAGCAGTCGACCAGTGGCGACAGACCGCCGGCCACCAGGCTGGAGAAGTTCGCCGGATCCGTGAGACAGGGCGAAGCGCCCAGGATGGCGAAGGTGTGCAGCGGCCGATCGACCAGCAGTGGCTGCTTGTTGGTGCTGCTGCTGCTCATGTTGCTGTGGCAATCGGCCTGAGAGCCATTCTACGGAGACTGACTCAGCCGCCGATCGGTCGCATGGCCCCCGGCCTGCGCGTGTCGAAGCCCGACTGCCTGGGCATTGGCCCCATGGCCAGTTGCCCGGGGATGCCGCGCTTGATCGCCACCTCGGGATCGCCCATCGGCCGCCGCATCGACTCGCCCATGGGTGCCGTGGTGGTCAGCAGGGGGTTGTCCAGCTTCTGCAGGACCTTGGTCGGGGCGATCTGTTGCGGGTGACCCGGGATCACCGGGTTGTCGCCACCGGGCAGGCTGCCAGAAGGGCGCATCACGATCTGCTGCTGGGCCGCCGGGGTGATCTGCAGTCCGGTGACCGGCCTGGCGATCCGACCGTCGCCGTAGGGATTGCTGGAGAGCAGCTGCTGCTGCTCCATGCCCATGGCGTTCTGCGGGTTGTTTCGCTGGCCATCAGGCGTCTCCCTGGTGCCCAAGTGGTGCCCAAAGAGCTTCGCGATCGAGGAGGATCCGGTTCCACTCCGGGGCGGCATCTTCATCAGCCCAGCCCCATGCCGTGCTGCTGGATCGCTTCTTGATAGCCCCTCGACTGGATCGCCCGGACGTAGCTGTTCGACAGGGCCGCAGCACGCCGGCGCTGCTCGTCGGCACCGGTCAGCATCGCTCCATAGGTCTGCGGATCAGCAAGAGGTCCCATTCCGGTTGTGCCCTGCATGGCCTCCAGCTGGGCTCCATAGGCGTCTCCGTCAGCGATGGGACCGATGCCTTGAGTGGGAGTGATCGGTGCTTGCTGTTGAGGCATGTTCAGCATCTGCGCGTAGGTGTCGCCATTGGCTACGGGGCCAATCCCCCGAGTCCCCTGAAGGTCCTGCAGCTGCCGTCCATAGGCTTGGCCATCGGCGACCGGGCCAATACCCCCAGCCTCCCCAGACGGGGCCCCGGCCTGAGGCTTGTAGCCGGCCCGGGCCATGGCGCGCTCGGCGAGCTTTCTGTTGCCCTCGCTCGCGTTCGCCCAGGTCTGCATATCGGCTCTCTGCCAATACTCCGCCTTGCTCTGATCCAGAACGGCAGGGAGCCCACCGGGCGATGTCGATTGAACCTGCAGCGGTGTCACGCCGCCGGCGCCGTCCGTGCTGAATGACAGCGAGGGGTCAGGGGTTTCGTAGTCACCGCGCGAACCCGCCTCCATGCCCATGCCCAGGGCAGGCGCAGCGCTCAGGTAGCCACGGCCGCCCTGGGCTCGCCGGGCAGCCTCTGCAGCCTCTCCAGCCGACTGAGCGGCCCTGAAGACGGCTTCGTTCTCGGTGGCCTTCCAGTTCCAGGCCGGCAGCCCTGCATTCTGGGCGGCTTGATCCAGGGCCCGGTTCTGGGCCTGGCTGCGGGGATTCACGATGGCCACATTGCGACCAGCCGGCAGGCGGGGGTTCTGCTGAGCTGCAGGCGCCCAGCCATCCGACCGGGGCTGGGGTGCCGGTGCGGACCGAGGCGCCGATGACCCAGATGCAGCGGCTGGCACTCGGCTGGCTCCTGCGTTGCCGCCACCAACACCAGTCGGCACCCCCGCCGGGTATTGGGATGGCACCCGGGCGCTGGCCGGCAGGCCTCCGATTGGCCTCCGGGTGGGGGTGCTGAGACCGCGGCGTTCGGCCATACTCTCGGCCCCGGGGCCGCCTCGCCAGTTTCTTACCACCCACGGCAGGGTCGCCGCTCCGACAGCGGCGGGTAGAGCCGCTGCGGCAGCTGGGATTCCAGCAGCGGCAGCGGCGGCGCCAGTTGTGATTCGCTGCACCCAAGGGGTGACCACTCCGCCGGCGCCACGAACAATCGCGCCCGGATTGGCCCCGCGCGCCAGGGCGCCGCTTGGCCTGTAGGGCACGATCGACCCAGGGGTAGCTGCTCGGATCGGGGCGGGCATGATCTATCTCCAGTTGATGGAACCAGTCAGGGTGGCGACCCGGGTGCCGACAGCTGTATCTGCCGGGCCTGGGATTGCCATGATGAATTCGGAGCCACTGCGCTCGAAGGCGTAGCGCCGCACCTCTTCCCGCCGGTAGTTGGGAACGTAAAGGGTCTCTGCCAGCCTATCGACTTCCCGCAGGTAGATCTCGCGGTAGTCGCGATCGGCCCGCAGGGGGTCGGACTGGAAGATGGCCCGGTCCGTGTCACCGGTGATCCGCTCGATGCGGCTGGGCATCGGCTGGGTCTCGTCCCGGAAGATCTCCGACAGCCGCCAGGTGCGGTCGCAGCGATCCAGCTGGTACAGCACCTGGCCGTAGAAATAGCTGTCGGGGATGCGAGCCATGGCTTCCTCCAGGCGCGCCAGATCCCCAGCAGGGATCATCGAGCCGTTATTGAAGCCCAGGTGAAACCGGGTGCGCGACTTGTCGTAAGGGGAAAGCTCCAACCGTCGCCCAGGTGCCGGCTCGGGTTGATTCTAGGGCGGTTCAACCAACGAAAACCAGGTCGTCCTGGATCACCTGATCCCAGTCCACCCGGCCGACACTGCGTACCTGATCCAGGGTGGCGAACCGCTCACCCGGCAGACTCATGCGCATCTCGATGATCTTCTTGGCGGTCGAGTAGCCCACACCCTTGATCCGCTGAGCGATCATCTCGGCAGTCGCCATGTTCAGGTTCAGCCGGGTGTCCGGCGGGATTACCTGGGTCGGGATCACATCCTCGTCGATGCTCTCCTTGCTGCGCGGAGCATCCGGCTTGATGCCAGTGCGCCCCTTGCCAGGCTGGTACTCCACCAGGTCGGCAAGGGCGATGTAGGAAATCGTGCCGGCCTGGTTGCGGATCATCGCGCTGTCCTTGTCGTGGAAGCTGATCAGCTCCACGATCTGGCCGTTCTTCTCGTTCAGGTAGAGACTCATGCGCTGATGCTCAAGCGGCAGATCTGTCTTTCGGTGATCCTAGGGCGAAACCGTACCGGCAAGCGCCGCGCATGAAAAAGCCCGGGCACTGGGCCCGGGCGATGACACCAAGCACTGCAGAGAGCGCTCAGAGGGTTTCGACGATGGCCGGCAGCCCGCCGAAGTCGGAGGCATCAGGCACGTCATCGAGGGTGAACCAGCAGGCCTCGGCAACCAGGAAGCTGCCGCCAGACACGTTGGAGGTGACACCGGAGCCGGCGCCGGTGGTCCCGTTGTCATTGAACACCTTGAGGGTGATCTCCGAGGTGGTCAGGATCGGGGCGGCCAGCAGCAGGGCCTTGGCGGCTGCGCCGGGGGCGATGGTGGTGCTCGCCACGGTCAGGGCCGTGGTAGCTGCCGTAGTGGCGGTCAGGGCGTCGGTGACGCTGACGGCCGAGGCCAGCTTCAGGCGGTCGCTGTTGGTGCCGACGATGCCGGAGCGGGCCGTGCCCTTGGCCTGGTCCTTGCGGGAGTCGAGCACCCGCAGACCCACCTTGTACAGCCAGACGCCGGTTGGCACTTTCATGCCAACGATGTCGGGCCGAGGCTTGTCATCGGGTCGCTTGTCAGGCGACGGGATGATCACGTCGAACTCGGTGGCGCTGGAGGCGCCGATCTTGGCGTAGCCGATCAGGTGGTGGTAGCGCAGGCCGGGGATGGCCACAATGGCCTCACCCTGGTAGCTGCTGAGGTGATTGACGAAGTTGCCGGGAAAGATCTTCTTGGTCATGGTGGTTACCTCCGATCAGTACACGAACGAGTAGGCAACCGTCACGAAATCCTTGTTGAGGATCTCGAAGCCAGCCAGCAGGGACCAGATCATGATGATAAACCGACTGAAGTCGTCGTTGTTGTTCAGCAAGATCTGGGCGTTCTCACCGCCAGTGCCGATACCGACCGACTGCATGCCGAAGAACAGCATGGGGGCCGCTTGATAAGTCGCACTGCCACTGCCGCCAACATTGCTGTTGATGTCAGCAGTGAAGCTCTTCTCGGGAAGATTGGTCGACTCGAACCAGCGAACTCCCTCGAAAAGGAAGCCCGTTGGCATCGTCGGCTGACCAGCGACGAAGCCGGCTTGACCGTACGCAGGACCGTTACCGAGGTAGAAGGTTGCGTTAGGTGCCAGGTGAGGTTGCATCGGGTCAACGATCCCCTGACCCGCGTAGCGAGCCACTTCGCGGAAGTCGTTGTCCTGGCGCAGGTGCTTCATCGCAGCAGGGCTGGCGACGCAGCGGTAGTAGCCATCGGCGAACGTGGGGATGTTCCGCTCGCGCATCTGGGTGACAACCTCGAGGAGGTCATCCTTGACGCCGAACTTGGCCGATTGGCCCGCAGCATAGGCTGCGACCGTGGTTGCGTTGGTTTTGGCTTTGCCCTTGGGGAAGTAATATCCGCCCTGGGTTGAGTCAGCCTTGCCATTCGCCTCGGCTTTGAACAGCTCGTCGGCGAAAACACGATCACGCCAGCGGCGGTAATCGTCAAGCAGGGTCATAGAGCCGATGCTCTGATGGAACACCGGAAGTGAACCAGTATCGAGCAAAAGCCTCTGCGCGGTGACCAGCGTCTCGCGCGCAACTTTGAACGTACTGGGCGCAGACGCGTTGAGAGGGTCTGCGGGTCCGGTATATTCCTTCAAGGTCACATGAACCTTGTCCTTGACAATGTTCCGAGAAGAACTGGTGCCGATTGTTTGATCAGCAGTCCGCTCTCGGGAATCCTTAGTGCCAGGATTACCCCAGTAGCGATACCGATCCAGCGCCACCGTTTGCCCGGGTTGAGCGGCGAAATCGTGAACCACGACGGGGTCCACGGCCATCTCAACCACGTAGGCAGGGTGGGGCCGATACAGCTCGGCGCCCAGAACCTTCGGAAAGTCATTTTCGATCCACATGGGATGAAACGCTCCGATAGTGAGGGTTCTGGCAGGCGGGACGCTTGCCAGGTCTTACAGTAACTGCATTTCAGGGGGCGAAATTTTGGACACTGATGCCACGCGTGGCCTGCTCGGGCTATTCCTGGCAGACGGGCACTTGCACCGCATCCGCACGCCAACCCGCTACCGAATACGAGCTGTGATTGAGGGTAGCGAGGGCGAAATTGATTTCCTCGATGAGAAGGCCGCCGAGCTGCGCCGCTATATCCCCACCACCGCTACCCTGCGGCGCTACCAGACCAGCACCCGCGAGAGCGGCAATCGCACCACCGTCTGCCGGCTGCGGGTCACCAGCGATGCGCTTCAGCCGATCTACAACCTGCTCTACCCCCGCCGCCGCCGCCAGGTCACCCAGCCGGCGCTCGAGCTGCTGGGCGGCCGGGCCGCGGCCTGGCTCTGGGCCGAGAACGCCAGGCCCCTGAGCAGCGGCAGCTTCCTGCTCAAGCGCGTCGGCAGCCAGGAGGATGAAGCCCTGCTGGTGGCCGGCTGGCTGCGCATGCTCACCGGCGCCCAGGGTGAGATCTGGGACCAGGATCCGCAGCAGCGCCTGCGCCAGAAGCCACGCCTGCTGTTCAACCAGCAGCAGGCGGCTCACCTGCAGACGGCGCTGCTGCCCTATGCGCCCGTCAGCCGGCGATCGCTGTTCCTGCCGGGAGGTGGTCAGTGAACGCCCAGTTCGTCAGCCTGGCGGTCGGCTACGCCCTGGGCGGCGGGCAGCTGCGACGCAAGGGGGCCAGACAGCGCCCCTGGCTGGAGCTGCGGCGACTGGAAACCGAGTCCACCTACCTGCTGCACCAGGTGCGACTGCTGCAGCGCAGCGGCAGCGGCAGCGTCCGAGTGGATGTCGACATGCTGCCCGGCCAGGGGTACTACGACCTGCGCCGCGCCCGGCTGCACAGCCCTCTGCTGGAGCGGACCATGGAGCTACTGCAGGTGGACGATGGCCAGCGCTACAGCCTTGAAGCCCTGCGGGTGGCCGGCGTGCGCGGCATCGCCAGCCTGTGGCTGGACGTGGGCCGCTGGCAGCTCGGCAGTGGCCTGCTGCCGGTCTCCTCCCTGGAGGACGCCCTTGTCCTGCTGGAGTACCTGCTCAGTCACCACAACATCAGGGCCGTCATCAGTGAGCGACCCGGCCCGGCCCTGATGCTGGCGCCGCGGCCGATGCAGGACCTGGCCGCCCTGCTGCGCCCCCAGGTGCACCGCTCGATGCGGCATGCGCTGCATCCCGGCGCTTGCTTCGGCAAGCAGCTACTGGATGAGCCCCGGCGCCAGCTTGCCTAGACTCGACCCGCCCCGAAGAAGAACGGCGGCAGGGGCAGCCGGTGAGCCGGCACCGCCAGGGCGCCTGGGTTTTTGCCGTTTCCCCGGCGCGGCAACTGAACCTCCGTGCAGGTCGCTCCTGGGCGGAGGCACCTGGCATGCAGCCCTAGACTGCCATGGCGGGCGGACTGCAAGGCATGGCAATCCTGACACTGCGCCTGAACAAGGGGCAGCCACTGACGTTTGCGGAAGCCGACGGCAACCTCGTTGCGCTCAACGAGGATATTCAGACCCGGGCCCTCAAGAGCACCCGCATCAACGCTGGAGCAGGCCTAGGGGGCGGTGGCACCTTGGCGGCCAATCGCACGCTCGGGATCGCCAATGGCGGCGTCACCGAGTCGATGCTGTCGACTGATCAATTCCGCACGCCGAATACGTTCTTCGTGCGCAGCGACGGCACCAACCAGCGCAACGGCCGCAGCACCTGGAACGCCTTTCGCGACATCGAGTACGCCCTGGACCAGGTGCGCTCCTTCTCCCAGGTGACGCCCTGGTCGATTGTGCTGCTCGATGGCTTGAGCACGCCCGGTGAGTTGGACGTGCCTGATTTCTGCACGATCTGGGGTGCCAACTTCCAGCGGCGCACGATCATTCGCCCCACGGCCGGCAACGAGCAGCGCAACGTGTTCCGCTGCGGCAATGGCTCCCACCTGGTCAACCTGAAATTCACTGGCTGGGAAATCGACGACTTCGACAACCCCACCAAGGGGTTTGCGATGGTGTTCCGCCCTGGCGCCACGATCCTCCCCGGTGGTGTGCCCTACGGCCAAAACTGCGTCGTGAGCAGCGCCTTCACCGAGGTGCCGACACCGCTGCCGATGGATGCCGCTGCCGGCAACCCCGCCCACCCCAAGGGCGGCGGCTGCGTGCTGGCGGATGCTTCGGTGCTGTCGCCCTACTCGGTCTACCCGAACATCATGACCTGGGGCTTCACGCCCAGCAGCGCCAACGGCATGGGCTACGTGTCCAGGAACCGTGGTTTCATCAACCCGGTGAACGCCATCGGCGTGGGCGCACACCGGCATTTCGTCTGCCTCGATGGCGGCCAGATGGTGGTGTCGGGCTCCAGCTCCCAGTTCGGCGACTACTCCTTCTGGAGCGAAGGCAGCACCCAGCAGATCAGGCCGCTGACGATCGACCCCTCGCTGCTGGTCAGCCAGTCCGGGGCGGCGGGGATCATCAATGCCGCACGCGTCTCCCTGATCGATGACGTCTGGGGCTTCCTGGTAGCCAACTACAACGCCGCCTCCTGGCCGGCCGGCTTTGAGGCCCTGACCCGCAAGGACTCTGGCCTGTTCCTCGATGCGATCGCCGCATCCCTGGTGCACGGCTTCGAGCGGCCGATGCTGAATTTCGCCGAGGGCATGTTCCGCTTTGACGGGGTGTGCGTCTACACCTACGACTTCCACGCTGCGTTCAAGGCCAGCTGGGACCGGCTGGCATCACAGTTGGTCGCCGGCGGCCAGCTCACATCCGGCGCCGAGGCGATGGTGCTGGCCCTGGTGGCACGACTCAAGGCGACCCTCGACAACTACTGGTTCGAGGTGGGCCAGGGTCCTGCTCCGAGCCCGGTGGAGCCCGTGCAGCGCCGGCTGCGCTCGCTGATCACGGCCATCAACCACCAGTGGACCGCTCCACTGGCGGGGGTGGAGTTCTACCGGGTGCCACCAGCCCGGGTCGCCCGCCGCATCCAGCGCAGCATCGTGCAACGCAACGGCGGGCGGGTGAGGTTTAGCGGCCAGGACGACGCCGGCAATGCGGTGTTTGTCGGTGGCCTGGGCATCGACGCCCGCAGCGGCCAGCTCGGCGGGCCGCCCTTCGACACCGCCATCCGCGGGCGAGTGACCCGTTCTGTCATTTCCAGGAGCTACTGATCCATGTCCAGAGTTACTCGCGCCTGGCGCATCTACACCGACCAGCCCTCAAGCGGCAAACCGATCCAGCTCGTCAGGCCGCCGGGGCTCAACAACGGCTTCCTGACAACCGGCTGGTCGGACATCGCTGAAGCGAAGGACTTTTCGCTCCCCGACACTGGCGGCGATGGCGTCACGCCGGATCCCGACAACAACGACAGGGAGTTGCGGCCAGGGGAAGTTTTTTTCGAGACACCTCTGGCAGTCGTGAACTATGTCGATGTCCCTCGCTGGTTTGAGCTTCGGCTGATTCAGCAGGGAGGCAATGAAACCCCTGGACTGCAGGAAATCCTGATCGCCCAGAGGATCTCGGTCCCGCCCAAGGAGGCCTTGTTTTTCCCGATCCAAGGGTTCCGCCTGTTCAAGACAAGCTTCACCTCAACCCGCGGCGACAGGCTGCAGGGCAGGGCGGAAGCAGATGCCTCTCTCAAGTTCTGGGGCAGTGCCGTCGAGCTGGAGCTGGCAAACCACGCACCTGATACGGAGGCATGACGATGGACAAACTGAAGACCGGCTCTGGCAAACAACTGCGCACTGAAGCGCTCACCGAGACCGCGCTGCCAGTGCCCTATGACGCGGCGGCCATGCCGGGAGCGTCGGTATTGGGGACGGATGGGCAGATTTACGCCAGCATCAAGATCGGCGGAGTCTATGAATGGAACCGCAGCCCGCGATCCCTGGAAACTGGTGAGCTAATACTAGGCGACATAAATAGCCTGCGACAAAACATAATTGTTGATGCTATATCAGGTGGGATGTTCTTTGTTCCAGCAGTACAGCTTGAAGGAACGGGGCAGACTAGCCCTTCTTTTTCTGTAATCGATAGCTCTGCTACGCCCAGCGCTGGCACGGTTCCTCGCTACATCCTTGGCAGGAGTCGTGGAGGAACCGGCGTCTTGCAAAACGACGACAACGCTGGGATCTTACTTTTCATGGGTGGTGATGGTATCAATATAATAACCGGGGCAGCTATAGATTCTAGGGTTGACGGAACACCCTCAGTAGGTAATATGCCAATGTTGCTAAACCTGAGGACTCGTCCAGAAGGCGGCAGCAGTCTCATAACCAGGCTGCGGATTACATCCAGCGGCAACGTCCTGATCAACAACACCAGCGGCACTGAGCGGCTCTCCGTCACCGGCAACATCCAACTCACCAACACCGCCGACAGTTACAGGGTCGGCACCAACAACGTCGTCGGCTCCCGCAAGACCGGCTGGGCCGCACCCACCGGCACCGCAACCCGCACCGCGTTCGCCACCTCCACCGTCACCGTTGCCCAGCTCGCCGAGCGCGTCAAGGCGCTCATCGACGACCTCACCGCCCACGGCCTCGTCGGGGCCTGACACCACCACTCGCCATGAAAGACCAGCTGATCACCATCGTGAACTCCTACGCCGCAGCACGGGCCAGCGGTGACACCGTGCTGCAGCAGTTCGCCGCTCAGCAACTCGGCGCCTTCCTGGACGCTGTCGAGATCGTCCCCAAGGGCGACGCCGACCCCACCCCCGAGGAGAACCCCGCCAATGACTGAACCCACCGTCACCTACACCTGGCGCATCGAGCGCCTCGATGCCGCACCCGCCGAAGGCGCCCTCACCAACGTCGTCCGCAAGATCCACTGGCGCCTGTTCGGAGCCGACGGCACCAACACCCTCGACCTCTACGGCGACGCACCCCTAGGTGGTGCCGACCCCGAGGACTTCACCCTGTTCGAGAACCTCACAGAAGCCACGGTGATCACCTGGCTCGAAGCAGCCATCGACGCCCGTGCCGGGGAGGAGGAGCCCACCGTGGCCCAGATGCGCACCGACCTGGCCGGGATGCTCGCCGCCAAGCGCACGCCAGCGGTGGTGCCGATGGCGCCGCCCTGGGAGGCTTGATTCCAGATGGACCAGTCCAAGGCGATCCAGGCGATCACGAACACCTACGGCTGCAGCGACAACACGCAGCCGAATTTCAATCGCTCGCGCTACGTTCGCCACGCCTCGGTGTACGACCCCCGTGACCTGGGGGTCCTGACCGGGGATCGATTGGTCATTGAAGGGCTGGTCGGCGCCGAAAGCGGCACGCAGACCTTGTTCTTCACGTTCCGGCTTGAGGAACAGACGCAGCTGCTCCTGGCGCTGAGCAGCACCAACCAGTACACCAGGCAGTACATCAGCTTCAGCATTCGCGGGCCCAGTGGTGACGTCCTGCCGCTTCCTGTTGCCGATCGGTTGATCCCAGCTTCGATCCCGGTGATCACGTTCTACGTTGATCCCGGCTACTGGGATGACGAGTACACCAGGGTCGAAATCGAGCCCGCCACCCGGCCCCTGCCTGTTCAGCAGGACTCCGATCAAGGGCAGCCCGCTGGAACCGGAGGTGGCGGCGAACCGGTCGGCCCCGGGGTCTACACGCTGCTGATCAGCAGCTCCCAGTGGCCGCAGCTGCCCTTCCGCCTGGAGCTGGCCGCTGTCAACTCTGTGGAGCTGAGCGCTGAGGTGGGCCTCCGGTTCGGAGTGACCGCCCGCACCGGATTAACGCCTCTCTCGGCGCTGCTGGCGGCCTCCCTCGAGCTGGAGGGCCGGGTCGGGCGAGCTGTGGCCCTTGCCGGCAGCGCGGGCTTCTCCGTGGACCTGGTGGGCGGCATCCGGCGGATCTCCTGATCAGCTGCCGCCTGCCAGAGGTGCCTTGCGTTTTGGCTGCCAGAATAAGCAGCAGTACCTGAACCGCTATGCCGGCCTCTCGCTACCTGGCTGACGCCAACCTCAACTGGCTGCGCGGCAGCAGCTTCCCGGCGGCTCCGCTCACCAACCTGTTCATCAGCCTGCACAGCGCTGATCCGGGCATTGACGGCGATCAGGCGGACGTCACCGTGACGCTGGTCCCCGCCGGGCGGATTGCGGTCCCCGTCACCGGCTTCAGTGCACCAATCACAGTGCCTGGCGGCGTCGCTCGAGAGTGCAGCAACATCAGCGCGATCTCGATCACCGAATCAGCAGCAGCGGCGGCGGCCGTGACCTACGTCGGCTTCTGGAACGCGGCGAGCGGTGGCAACTTCCTCACCTACGGCCTTGTGAACCCACCGACCAACTTCCTGGCCGGCGACATCGTCCGCTTCCCGGTCGGCCAGCTGGTCATCCGCCTCTCTTGAGGCCAGGGCCTCAGCGCTCGGCGATGATCGCCCAGCCGCGGCCCGGGGCGTAGCGGAACGCGCCACCACCGATCGGCTCCACCTCCCAGCGTCGGAAGAACAGCTGCCGCGGCAGCCGGATGCCGATCCCATTGGTGTTCAGCGTGGTGCCGTTCTGCAGGTCTGGCCGGCCCAAGGGGTCGTGCACAATCAGCTCCGTTCCCGTGAAGCCGATCGCGGTCAGCCAGTGGCCGGCGCCAGTCGGTCGATCCACCGGTCCGCGGTGGATGTAGCCGCAGGGCACCGGGATCCCCCGGCTGATCTGCTGCTCCAGGGTTTCAGGCTTGGCATTCTCGATGAACCGCGCCTTGATGCCATAGGACGCCAGGGCCCGCATCTGGGCCTGGATGCTGGTCGTGTCCCCAAAGCGCTTGACCGTGCGCAGATACTGATCGTCGCCGTTGGGGCCCTTGAGCGTGCCCGGCTTGAGATGCTCGACCAACATGGCGTTCGAGGAGGAGAAGCACATCCGCCGCGCCTGGTCGGTCTCCGAATCCAGCTGCCGGTACGGGTAGACCTGCAGCGGGTTGGGGTACACCGCCACTGGAGTAGCGGGGGCCGGGGCCGCCGCGGTCGTGCCGCTGGCGAACATCCGGCCCTCGGCCCGCCGGCGGCGCAGCAGCCCGGCCTCCACATTGCTGCCGGGGTTGCGGTAGAGATCCAGAGTCGCAGGCACGGCGCCCCAGTTGGCCTCCCGCACCGCCTTGGTGAGTGTGGCGAAGCCCTTGCCGTCGTACCAGTGAGATCCGAGGTTGTAGGCGAACGAGAGCAGCGCTGCCCGCTGCGGCGCGCTCATCTGCCCCCAGGTGGGGATGCGGCCGGCCATCACTTCGCGGTCGGCATTCACCCGCATCTGCAGCAGGGTGTCAGCTTCTCGCTGGGTGATCTTGTCGCCCGGCCGCACCTCCCGGCCGTCGGCCAGACGCGTGGAGCCCCAGCCGATCGTCCAGGGCTTGCCGCCGGTCTTGGGATCCGGGTAGGCCTCTAGGTGGAGGCCTTCAAACTCGCGGATCAGGGGCAGGGCCAGGGCCACGTCCTCGGCGCTCACCTCAGCGGTCACACCGCCCTGGGTCCACAGGTCCCGCAGCGGGCCCTCGCTCAGCGCCTTGGGGTCAACAGTCGTCAGGTGGTCCAGCACCGCCAGCAGCCAGTCCCTGTGGTGCCGCTCCCTGGGGTTGTAGAAGGCGACGTAGTTCTCGTTGGGAATAATGGTCACAGGTTCAGCACGAAGAGTCGCCATACACCCGCGCAAAGCGCATGCCGGCCTTGCTTTCAGGCTCCCGGCCCTCCATCATTTCGACCGCCAGGTGCTGGGCGGCCTCCTCTGAGTAGCCCTTGCTTTTGAGCAGCTCGTAGAAGTGGAAGAACTGGTCGAT